CGGCGCGAACCTGACCGGCGCGAACCTGACCGGCGCGGACCTGGCCGGCGCGAACCTGGCCGGCGCGAACCTGACCGGCGCGAACCTGACCGGCGCGGACCTGGCCGGCGCGAACGTGACCGGCGCGGACCTGACCTACGCGAACCTGGCCGGCGCGAAACTGGCCGGCGCGGACCTGGCCGGCGCGAACGTGACCGGCGCGGACCTGGCCGGCGCGAAACTGGCCGGCGCGAAACTGGCCGGCGCAATTGGTCTGCCTATTGATAGCTATGCGCCAGCACGCCTGCTGGCTGTGGCGCACTACGCGCTCGCATCGGATGACGCGCTAGAGATGGCGAGGTGGCACACATGCAGTACTACCCACTGCATCAGCGGATGGGCAGAGTATTTAGGAGGGCCCAGCGCTACATTATTGTATCAGAAAATGGGGCCTGGCGTTGCAGGGCTAATGCTGCTAGGAGTAGAGGCACATAGCTATTTTTATGCGTCTAACGAAAAAGCTCGGGCTTTTTTGCAGTCGGTTGTTGACAACGCAGAGGCAGCCTGATGACCACCACTCCAACCCCCCCCCGTGGCCGCTTCATCGTGCTGGAAGGCATCGACGGCTCCGGCAAGACCACTCAGCTGCAGGCCCTGGCCGACTGGCTCCCCGCCAGCGGCCTGATGCCACCAGGTGCCGCGCTAATTACCACTCGTGCACCGGGCGGCACGGCTCTGGGGGCGTGCCTACGTGGGCTGCTGCTGCATCCCCCGGGCGATACCGAGCCATGCCGCACCGCCGAGCTGCTGCTCTACGTTGCTGATACCGCCCAGCTGTGTTCCCAGGTCGTCGAGCCGGCCCTAGCGGCGGGGCACTGGGCGCTCTGCGATCGATTCACAGGTTCGACTGTGGCCTACCAGGGCTATGGCCGTGGCCATGATCTAAAAGTGATCCAGCAGCTCAATCAGCTGGCGACCGGCGGCCTGAAGCCTGATCTCACCATCTGGTTAGGCCTGTCCCCGGCCGACGCACTGCAGCGCCGCAGCCATCGCTCTGCCGATCGCATTGAGCGGGCTGGAGAGGGCTTTTTAGGCCGAGTGGCGCTCGGATACCGCAGCCTGTACCTGGAATCCCTCAACTGGCGTTACGTCAGCGCTGATGCGCCATTAGCGCAGGTCACAAAATCTTGCCAGCTGAAGTTGCGGACAGGGTTCCGTGCAGATGCCACTCCGTAAACCCCCAGGCGCCCGCCGTCGCCGCGCCGCTGCTTCCGATGACCAATTGCCTGACGCCACGGAAATGGTTCCTGCCCCGCCGCCACCTCCTAGCCGGGAGACTCTGGCGGCGGCATTGGTTCGGGCTGCCGAGGGCGAAGCGCTGCTGGCTGATCGGCCTGTGGAAGAGTGCCTAGGCAGCTACCAGCGGATCGATACGGTTTCCGGTTGGCTGCTGGTGCTCAGGTGGTCGTTCGATGGCGAGCTCTACGCCTGCACCGGCGCCACGGCCCCGGATGGCGGGCGCTGGCGGTGGGGCTGTGACTGGTGGCCGGACTGGGAGGCGGGGCCCACAGGGCAGCCTCTCTTCCCACTGCACCACCTGATCACAGCTGAGCAGCGAGCGGCAATCGAGACGCGGCTGCGGGACTGCCTGTGCTGGCCAGAGCCTGAGCCGCCGCCGCCGATCGTCGAGGACCCGTCAGCGCTTCAGCAATGGGCGCTCGCCAATCGACCATCGTAAGGCAGAATTGATGGGCTCGGGCTGCTGAGCTTGAGGTGGATTCATTGAGCGGGATGCCAACCCCCTGGCTGGACACCGGGGGGTTTTTCATGTGGTGGCGCCTGGCCTTCGATACCGCGGCGGCCCCCACGGATGCCGCCGCAGACTCCCGCCTCACGGTTAGGGCCGACCTGACGCCGCGGTCACCCTAGCTGGCCCTGACCCACCAGCCGTCGCTGTCGGGGGTGTCGGCTGTCCAGCGAGCATTCATCAGGGCATAGCTGTACTGGCGGTATTCGCCGTTGGTGGTGATGTACCTGCCAGTGGCGTGGCTGATCTCCCCCCAGGGGTCATGCACCCAGAAAAAGCCACCACCCGGACGCGAGGCGTCGTCCTGATAGCCGACCACGCAGATCCAGTGGCCGCCGCCGCTAGGGGCCGATGCGGGGCCGTGATGGAGGATCCCGCAGGGAGCGGGGATGCCGCGATCGAGCTGCGCTTTGAGGGCCGCCAGGCTGCCGCTGGTGAGGAACTGTGCCTTAACCCCGAACGCTGCCAGGGTGGCCAGCTGGACAGAGCTGCTGGTGGAATCGCCGCGCTGAAACACCTCGCGGACGTACTGGTTGTCGCCGCTGATCGCGCCTGGCCGGCGGTGCATCAGCAGCATTGCGCATGAGCTGCTGAAACAGGTTCGATTGGCGTCGCGGTAGTTGTCGCGCTGGCTTTGATATGGAACCGGGAGCTTGACGCCCTGTGGGGCTGGCATGGCGGCAGGTGGTTGACTGCTCCCATGCTGCTCCGGCTGGCGATGCTGAGCCAGCAGAAAGCCCCCACCGTGGAGGTGGAGGCTTTGCGTCCCCGGGTTGGCGGGGAATGTGGTGCTCATAGGAGCGGGCTAGCCGAATCGCTATGGGCCATCCCCGCGTTGGCGGGGAGTAGGGCGACATTAGCAGGGAACCATGCCGGTGGGGCTGGGAGCGTGTTTGCGGGTTTCGCAGGTAGCGTCCATGATTTCAAATTCGCCTGAGCGCAGCTGCGACGGCTCTAGGGTCAGGATCTGGACTGTTGCTCTGCTGAACCCATCGGTCCATTGAATGATGGCCTCATAGTTGCCATCATCTCGGCGGGTGTACTCAAGTAACGCATCTTTTCTGAACCAGTCTTCGCCCGATTCTGCGCGTGCGGTAGCTAGGAAATCGTCTACAAAGCCTGGATGTAAAACAGTTGGAAATTCGCCCCACCCTGGCTCTGCAGGGGTGACAAATACGGATTCTGGGACTTGGCTGTTCATGGCTGGATTGGCGGAGGTGGATCAGTGGGGTTGCCGGGTGGGGCCCGGCGGGCCGTGGGGTTAAGCCGTTTTGGCAAGCAGCGGCAACGCGTTGCGGTTCATCCAAGCGGGCACTTCGGCAACCAGCGTCAAGCCATCCCGTGCCATGCTGGCAATTAGTTGAGCCGCTTGCCATGGAGTAGCGCGGCGAACTGCCATCGAAATAGTGCCAGAAGTGCGCCCTGTTGCGTCAGCGTAAAGCACGCCATACGCCAGCTGTTTAATATCAAAATCCTTGGTTTGTTGCTCTAGGTTGCGCAGCTGCTTTTCAGCTCCGCCAACTTCGGAGCGCTTGACGCGGCCAGCGGCAGGAATAGTGGCCAGCACAGCAGTAGCAGTCGATGCAGTCATTTTTTCCGAGGGGTTGTGGAAGGTCTCCCTCCCGATGAACTAACTGTAAACCATGCGTGACAGCACAAGGACAGCGCCTTGTGCCAGTTCACAGATTGTCACGTTGGCGCTGCCTGGATGCAGCGACCGCTTGAGCTGCCGCGGCCTTGCCGGCTGGGTCTACCGCTCGCCAGCAGCGCTGGCAGAGGGGCTGGTACTTGCCAGTGCAGTTGCCGCCGCAGCGGCCACAGGTCAGCACCACGGCCTCTGGCAGCTGCATGGCCAGGCGTGCCCGGCGTCGCCGCTGGCGGGCTGCTGCGGTGGGGTCAGGCATGGCGTCGCTGCCCTCTGGCTCGCCTGGCGCGGCGCTTGCGGCCGATGCTGGGGTCAGGCCAATAATCGCTAGGCCATCGTTGACTCAGTGATAGGTCGTTGATTGGTCTAAATAAAATAGTTGTGCCGTCTGGGCAAGCTGCCCGCAGTATGTCGGCAACTGTGGGAACGGGATTCATGGTAATTACGCATTCATTGGTGCTGCTTAACGCTGCAATCATGGCGCGTTGGTATGGCAGCGGGCGGGCTGCTGCGGTGGGGTCAGACATCAATGGAGCTCCAGAGGAGACTGCTAATCTCGGCTGCCACCAGCTCAGGCCAGTTTTCCATTGATGGGTCGTAGGCCGCTTCGAGGGCGAGAATCAGCTGGGCCCTGATGATCGTGATTACTCCGCCTTTAAAGTGCCAATGGTGGATTCCGTTGCCGGTGTGTGTGGCCTGTAGTAGATCGTCGACCGTGGGAACGGGGCTCATTGAATTGCAAGCAGGATTTACAGGTTGCCGGGATAGGCTCCCGGCTGGCCGTGGATTACCTAAGCTACCTGCGCATACATTGCCAGCAATTGTTTCTTGGATATTTTCCGCTTAGTCCCCACCAACTGCATCAGCTGCCGAGTAGAGAGCTGAGCAATTTCTACCGGGGCCTGCACTTGCGCCATGGGCTGCGGCTGCTGTGGCGCTGGCTCAACTGCCGTGGGCTCCTCGACCGTTGCCGTGGGCTTTAGCCCCAGGGCAGCCACGTGAGCGGCGCTGAGCTGGGCATTGGTGCGATGGACCCAGAGGCCTAGGCAATAGCCCAGGGTGTAGGTGAATGCGACGGTTTTAACAATTGCCTGGCCAACTTCATGCCAGTTGATTTGATCAATGAAATTGATTGTTGAATTGATGAACTTTTTCATTTTTTCGTGGGGGTTGTGGAGGTCTCCCTCCTTGAGATCACAGTAATCCATGCGTGACATGATCCGCAAGGGGGTTGTGTGACACTTTAGGGATTGGCACATCACGTATCACCTGGCGTACACCACGGCGAGGGTCGGTGTACGCCAGGGCATACTGGGCCCTATGGACCTCCTCTCTGTCGCCTACGGCCGAGTCAGCACCGCCAGCGGCGAACAGCTGGCTGCCCTCGACGTGCAACTGGCCTGGCTCCAGGCGCAGGGGCCCGACGTGATCCTCTCTGACGTGGAATCCGGCCGAGTAGTGGCCAGGCCCAACTATCAGCAGCTGCGGGCGATGGTTGCCGCCGGCAGGGTGCGACTGGTGTTGGCAACGGCCCTCAGCCGGCTAGGCCGGGACGCAGCAGAGAGCGATGCGTTCATCCGCCTCTGCGATGACCACGGCGCCCAGGTCCTGACACGGGACGATGGCCAGCTCACCATGGCCACGCCAGAGGATCTGCTGTTGACCCGGTTGAAGGGCTCGATCAGCCAGGGCGAATCGATGAGAATCAGCCAGCGGGTGAGGGGCGGCCTGGCCCAGGGCCGGGCATTGGGTAAACCCATGCGGGCCGCCTGTTGGGGGTATCAATTACGAGCCGATCGCACAGCATTCGAGCCGCACCCAATCGAGTTTGGGAAGGCGGCGCAGTTCATCGGCCACCTGCAGGCCAGCAGCTGGCGCATGTCGACCACCCTGCGCCAGCATCGGGACCTGTGCCCCTTCAGCAGCTGCCGCGCGGTGAGGGCCTGGCTGCTCAATCCCACCCTGCGTGGCGGGGTTGGCTATCACCAGCGGCCCAACCACGGGTTTGCCCAGGTCACCTGGGGACGCCATGAGGCGCTGCTGACTCATGCGCAGTACGCCGAGTTCGAGCGGCAGGTGGAAGCCAATAAATTGCTGTGGGGACACAACGCCACGGTTATCCACAGGCCGCTGACGGGGCTTGTGGAATGCAGTGAATGCGGCAACCGGTTGAAGTACATCGGCGCTCGAACCGTTCCCTCGTTGCAATGCAGAGGCACCCTGTGCAGTCAGATATACAAAGGCACTCGCGAAGATATAATCGTCCGCTACGCGATCGCTGCCGTGGCCGCATCAGCAGCTGAGCGATTGGCCGCGGCAGTGGGTGAGGCTGAGCCGCCAGAGGCTGGCGAGCTACGGCGATCAATTGCAGCGCTGGAGTCCCTGGGGGATCCTGAGCTGACGCCCGTGATCGAGGCCAAGCGCTTGCGGCTGGAGGGGCTGCCCAGGGTCGAGCCCGTGGATCCGGGGCTCGTTCAGCGCATCAGCGACCTGAGGTGGTTCGACTCGTTGACCCGCGATGAGCTGAGGGAGGTGCTGCGGGCGACGGTGCAGCGGATTGTCGTGACCACGCAGGCGCCGTCAGCCATTCGCCTGCGGCTGTAGCCGCCCGGTAGCGGGCGTCGTTGGCGGCAACGATCTCGGCCAGGGTCCGGCTGTTCATGGTCGGCATCCTGAGCCCTGCGTGGTCGCCGCGTCAACCGCGCCGGAATGCGGAGCCAGAGTCGCTGCGCATTGGCGCGGATCCGCTGAACCCAGTTGTGGACTGCTATTTCGAGGTGTAGGTTTTGTGGGTCGCTCGGGGTCTGTAATGCTATTCCGGCATATTCGTGAGAATCAGGAGCAGTCGGCCCGAGCGTTCGGGGCCATGTTGCGGCGCTGGCGTGAGCGCAACGGCTGGACTCAATACACGGCGGCACGGTGGGCTGACGAATCCGGCCACCCAGGCATCTCCCACAGCGGCCTCAGCGAGCTGGAGAACGGTTTGACGAGGCACCCGAGGCTGGCGGTTTTCCTGGCGTTGGCTGAGCAGAACATGCGCGTCGCTGCCGGCGACTACTCGGGAGTCAGAACCCGAGCGCTGCGCGATCAGCTCCACGACAGCCAGGCGATCACTCACCCAGACGGGACACCCTGGGGCCCCACCGAGTTCTGGGAATGCCACGCCGGCCTCAGGCAGGCGCCTGAGTGGCTGGCCTCAGCCCCGGTCAACCCGGCACCACTGCTCAGCGCGGATCAGGCTGCAGAGCTGTGCAGCAGCTGGGCTGATCGCGCTCGGGTTCTGGTGCGCGAAGCCGGCGGTGGCCCCGCCGATCTGATGAAAATTGCTGGGGCCGCTCCAGTTCGGCATCGGCAGCAGTGGGGACTAGTGGCGCTGGGGCTCGCCAGTTACTCACCCAATGAGCTGCGCGAGCTGTGGAACCCCAACGCCAGCGAGTGGCAGCCTAGCCAGTGGCTGGAGGCCTGGGGCAGATCGCTGGCTGAGCCAGGCCCCAATGCGGGGGGGGGGCAGGTCGGAACCCTGAGCATGCGGCTCTGAGCTAGACCGTGAAACGCGAGTCGGAATTCATGGGCGGATCTGCTACGGTGGATCCGCCCCGCAACCACTGCTGATGGCATGTGAACGGCTAGTCCATCCGCCACCGCCCCTGAGCTCCGAACTGGCAGTCCGAGCATTTGAGGCCGAGATCGAATTTAACGAGGCGCTTTCTCGTTTTCAGGGCGACAACCTGCCGCTATTGGCAGGGACAGACGCGGCCTTGTTTTTGCATGCCGCCAATCGCGCCGGGTTTTCCTGGATGATTCGCGCTGCCCACGGCGATTCCGTAGAGCTGGCGTTGCTGCATGACGGCGGCGCGGAGAGTGCGATCACCACCACGGCAGCAGCCCTGTTGCCCACGCTGCTGGGGCTGCTGGGTGTGCTCCCTGCCGTCCACCAGGCGGCTCCTCAGCCTGTCGAGCCTGAGGCCGTTGCTGTTGCCGCCATCACCCCAGCCTCTGCCGGGTTCCAGGCCCTCGATGTGGGACGCGCAACGGCCGTCGCCGTCGTTGAGTCCCTGGTAAGCGTTGCCGCCAAATCCCAGGCAGACGTTGCCGCTCAATCCCTTGCCGTCGCCACCGACGGCGCCGTAGCAGCTGCTGACCCGGCATCCGAACCGGCGACGCCCCTGACCGCCCCCGACGCCCCGCTCTCTGAGGAGCAAAAAACCGCAGCTGTCGCCATGGTCGGGGCCATGTCTGTGGCGCAGCGCAAGGCGTTCACCATCGCGTTTCGCAATGCCTTCAGCGTGCCTCGCGAGCAGGTTTCGCTGGTGCCGCTGATCACTCAGATTCAGCACCTGGAGTTCATTGACCGCGTCACAACCGAAGCCGCCGGCGGGGTGGCGGCATGACGGCTGCAGCACCGTTCCGCTCGTACGCCGTCGACTGCAATGGCCAGGCGTTTCGGATCGTCGCCGGCCGGCGGGAGTGGCAGACCCAGCCCCCAGCAGAGCGGTTGCTGGAGATGCAGCTAGATGCCGCAGCCCTGGCCAACGCCCGCCGTCGCCATGGCTGATTCACCTCAGCCTATCGAGCCCGAGGCTAAGCCCCGGTACTACTCCGCCCAACTGCCGGGCCAAAGACTGCAGGTTTATGTCAGCAACGACACGATGCGAGCTCTTGGCCAGAAAGCCAAGCGGCTAGGCCTCAGCCGCTCTGGCGCCGCCCACCACCTGCTGAGGTTGGCTCTTGAGCTACCGCCCAAGCGGCTACCCCCGCAGTCCTGATTGGTTCATCTCAATCAATTCGCCTCACCACCATGCCTATCGAAATCAACGAATCAGCTAACTACGTTAGCTATCCCATTATTAAGCATCAAGCTATCGGCGAATACTGCCGCCTAGCAGTGATCCGCTGGGAGCAACGCGATCAGTTAAAGAAGGATCCAGCCACCGATCAAATGGCCAAGATCCCCAGCGGCAAGGTGGATCGCAACGGCAATCCAAAATTCAAGCAAGAACTTGTCATCCACGCCGTTGCCGTCCAGGGCACCATGACGGCCGCCATTGGCGATGCATCGGGCATACCTGCCAAGGGCGATCGTGTCAGGGTGATCCTCAAAGGAAAGGCATTTGGGGATTGGATCGAGCAGCGCAAAGTGCATAGGGGTGGCAAGTTTCAGGTTGGCGATTTTCTCGACCTGGAAACAACCCTTGCCCAGCAGTACGACCAGTATGGCGTAACCAAAGGCGCGGAGATCAAAAATCAGGCCGTTGCGGCGGCCGTGCCTAGGGGCGTCACCCTGGGCTTCTACGGCACGCTGACGCTATCCGCCGGCACCGATCCTGCGGTCATTGCAGCCGCAGAAACCGCGTATCACGCCGATGAAGAGGCCAAACAGCAGCGCAGCGCTGTGCAGCTGCCTCCTATGGATGGCGGCTTCAACGACGAATTCGGCATTCAGAGCCCTGCCGAGGTGCAAGAATGGTAGCCGCAGACTGCGCCACGTTCTGGCGCGACCAGGCGGGTCGAGTGCCGCTGCTCACCACCGATGAGGAACTGCACCTGGGCCGCCTAGTGCGGAAATGGCAGGACTGGCCTGGCGGCCCAGAGGCTGCCCCGCCCAATGTGCAGCGCAGCGGGCGCAAAGCCCGAGATCGAATGGTGTCCGCCAACCTACGGCTAGTTATTTCGTATGTTGGCAAAAAAATCTACCACCTGGGGGAACACGTTACTCAAGCTGATTTCCCAGACATACTGCAGCAATGCGCTATTGGCTTGACCACTGGCGCCAACAAATATGATCCCGAGCGTGGATACAAGTTTTCGACCTACGCTTATTGGTGGGTGCGCCAGGCGGCTGCCCGCTGGCGCGATGACAACTCGCGAGCAATCAGGCTGCCGCAGAACAAGGCAATCCTGTCGGCCAGGGCTATGGCCATGCGTGAATTGCTCGCCAAGCAGCTAGGCCGCAGTCCATCGGCTGCGGAACTGGCTGCGGCACTGGAGATCGACGTAAAGGTGATTGAGGTGCTGCTGGCTGTTGGGCCATGCCCTATCAGCCTGGACGCGCAATGCCGCAACGCCGACTCTGAGATCACGCTGGTAGAGATGATCACCGCACCCACGCTCGAGCCGCGCGATCCGCTGATCGATGAACTGCCCAACTTGCTAGCGCGGCTAAACGAGCGCTCGCGCAGCTTGCTGGTTCTTTACTACGGCCTAGGCGAAGGCAAGGCGATGAGTTTCGCTCAAATTGGCAAAAAAATGAATCTGTCTCGAAGCAGGGTAAGTCAACTGATTGCAGTTGCAAATCAGGAGCTGCGGCGGGAGGTGGAGGCGTGAACATGGACCCTCGCTGCCCGAGCCCTTTAACGCAACACAATGGAGCCGCGCAATGACCATGCGTGTCGACGACCGGCCTCTCCCTGGGCCTGTGCAGATTGCCGAATGCGGGGGGCCCTGCGATGCACAGGGCCCCGAGGCCTGCGATGCACAGGGCCCCGAGGCCTGCGACTGCGGGTTTAGGGACGCGGCATTGCTCGACCGCCTGCGCAGCGAACGCGACACGGCGGTGCAGGCCGGCCTGTTGCTGGCGGAGCGCCTACAGCGGGCCGAGGCCGGTCTAGCGGCCAGCAGGGCAGCCATTGCCGCGCTCCGAGCTGAGCGTTCAGGCCAACAGGAGGCAGTGGTCAGGGTGTTAGTCACCCTGGGAATCTGCGCCGCAATCTCAATTCTCTGGCACTAATCATGGACCTACTTTTTCGCGTTGATTTAATCGCCGCCACCCCCAACCCCCAGCAGGTCTGTTGGGCGGCGATGCACCAAGACTACAGCGAGGGCTACGTGGTGGACGACCGCGCCAACTGGCCCGAGGAAAGCCGCGCAGGCGAGATCTGCGTGAAGCGGTTATTGGCGGGCGAGCGCGGCCACTACGGCCCCCTGGAGCACGGCCAGATCGTGCTCAACGTGGGCTGGTTTCCCCATTCCGTTATGCAGCAGGCCCGCACTCATCGGGTCGGGGTTTCGTTCGATGTGCAGAGCCTACGCTATACGGGGGAGCGCATCTGCAAGGCTGCCACAGGCGAGGTGGACCTTGAAGATGTGTTTTACATTAGGTCGTCGGGGACTTACAGAGACCCAAACTCCGGCAAGGCTTATGAATACTCAGAAAAGATGCGTTACTTTGATGTTAAGCGCTGTCACGAAGCCGCCATTCACTACCGCTACCGTGTCGGACTTGGCGAACCGCTTGAGCAGGCCAGGGGGTTAATTCCATTCGACGTGCGCCAGCACTTCGTAGTGAGCTTCAGCCTGCGGGCTTTCCTGCACTTCCTAGACCTGCGGGCGAAGCTCGACGCCCAAGACGAAATTCGCCAGCTCTGCGATTTGATGTGGCCTCACCTGCAGAGTTGGGCGCCAGAAATCGCCGCCTGGTATCACCAGCACCGCTGGGCTAAGGCGAAGCTGGCGCCATGAGGGAGCTTCGAATTCGTTACCTGGCGCCCATGGTCCGCGCCGTGCGGGACGGCAACAAAACGCAAACCCGGAGGCTTGTGAAGGACCAATCAGATATGGAGTTTGGTGCAAACGATTCAACTTATGGACCGTACTGGCGGTCCTACGCCACCGAAGCCCATGGCGAAGACGCAAAAGTTTGCTGCCCCTACGGCAACCCTGGCGACTGCCAATGGGTGCAGGAGGCATGGCGTGTCAGCAGCGCACACGACGACTTGCCGCCGTCCCAGCTCCCCAAGAGTTTGACCGTTGAGTATCTGGCCGACGGCCCAGGAATGCTCGACGGCAAAACGCGCCACTCCATTCACATGCCCCGATGGGCTTCCCGCATCACGCTGGAGGTCACTGGCGTCAGGGTGCAGCGGCTGCAGGACATCAGCGAGGCCGACGCGCGAGCAGAAGGCATTGCAGAGCTGCCGCGTCAGGCTGGCCAGCCAGGCGCCTGGTGGTCCGCTGATCCCACGCAACCGGCGCTGCACGGCCGCACTCCTGTCGATGCGTTTCGGCTGCTATGGGAATCCATCTATGGCCAAGGTTCGTGGTCCGACAACCCTGTAGTTTGGGCTGTCTTGTTTAAACTAATCCACTCGCAATCTCAACATGTCAACTGAATGCTCCCGGCTCGCCTGGTTCACACAGTTAGAACGCGACCTAAACTCTCCAGTCGTGGTGCCGGATGGTGCGGCAATCGACTGGGATCGGTGCCGAGATCTATTTCTGGTTTTGCTTCTCCAGCGTCTGGAGCAGCGTTCCAACAGCCCGCACCCTGCCATCGTGCGCGGGCTGTTGGAGCGGCGCCTCGCGGGGGAGGATGTGTCAACTGAGCTATCCGCCGCCGCCTGGGCCGCCACCTGGGCCGCCGCGGGCTGGGGCGTCGCCTGGGCCGACACCGCCGCTGCCACCGCCGCCACCGCCACCGCCACCGCCACCGCCGCCACCGCCGCCGCCGACGCCGCCTGGGCCACCGCCGCCGCCGCCGCCGACGAACGCGCCGTTGCCGCCGAACGCGCCGACCAGTTGGCCGACCTGCAAGCAGCCGCCCGCGCCGCCACGGGGAGCCGATGCGGGGCCATGGTGGAGGATTCCACGGGGGGCGGGAATGCCGCTATCCTAAACGAATGAAATAACTGGGAAGGTGCTAAAGCTTCTTGCCAAGCCACCTACTGTTGCTGTTGCAGTAACGCAGGGGTGGGTAACAGAGATGGCAATCTCAACCTTCAGGCCGCCGTTGGCTGAGCTACTGGTGGTAATGGTTTGCCCGCCTGTGTTCTGCATAACGATTGGCGCTTGGTCGGCATATCTGCCAACTACCACTTTGGTTGCAAGATTGAAACCAGCCACAGTAATTTCAGCAATGCAGGAACCATCGCTGCTATTAGAAACAAACTCAAATATAACACTTGTGACCGCCCCGCTTTTGTAACCAAAGGCAACCGTATAGGGGTTTACAACTGGAAAGACATATGCGTTAATCGGCCAAGGACCACTAGAGGGTGAAATGTAGGCAGGCTGCTCAAAAAAGTCGTTGACTATTGATGCCGTGTCAAAATTAATGCCAAACAATTTGGGCGCTGTATTCAGGTCAGTACTAAATCTATTGCCAGTAGACTTGCGAACACCTTGCAAAAGACTGTGCAACTGGAATGTTGCCGATCCATGCTCCGTAGCAGCAATAAAGACACGGTTGTTAGTAAACTCACACTTAGGTGCCGTTATGTATAACCTGTAAGTTCCAGCGGACGATGTAGGCGCACGAAGCTGAATATCACATCTGTCAACGATTAGCGTTGGGTTTGCTTGGGCGTGTAGGATAGCATAGGCGGTAGGCTGCCTGGAGATGATGTGGCATCCATGTAACTCAGTTTGATTGTCATCATTTAAGGTGTAACCTGGGTACAAAGCTACATCGTCAAAGCTGCATGAGTAGAAGCGGGTAAGGCGCGTTGCGGTTACAACTTGTGGGGCGCTGTTATTGGTGTTCTGAAACAGGCAGCCAAAAAACTGAACTGGATGCTGAACGGTGTCCCTGCTAGTTCCGACAAACTCAAACCCGTTGTTATCCTTAAAGCGACAGCCGATGAATGAGATGTCTCCGGTCGAATCGTTACCAGCAGCGTTCAGCGGAACCGTTGGGTTGTCATGTGCAAAGTTGGGTTCAATGTCAACTCCCGCCATAGGGCTATGGCCACCGTAGGTCCCAGTGGTTCCCGTAAAACTAAAATCGCAGTTAGTGAAAGTAGCATGGCGAAGTTGAATGAGTGACATTCCCTGCCGACCGTTGTTGTTGAAGCGGCAGTTGCTGGCATAGACCTGGCGTGAAGCCTTGAACGCGGTGATCGGACCACTCATATCAACACGCAAACCATCCGTACAGCAATGGTGGATAAACAAATCGCGCAGTGAAACCTGTGTGCAGCCATTCAAAACGACGCCATATGAAGCACCTTCGGCAGTTGCCTGTTTGACAATCGTGTTCGCGCCGCCATCGACTTCGAGACCTTCTACCGTGAGGTTTGTGCAATCGGTAAAAACAAAGCCGATGCTGTTTGAATAGGAGAAGGTGAAACCGGACGAGCTGTAATCTGCTGTGCGCGTCCATCCACCTTTCATCACCAGCTTTGCGCCATAGCCACTAATGCAGACGTTGTTCAGGTTTTGCAGCGCAAAATCGACGATGCCGTTCGCGCTTGGGCCGCCGTCGATCTTGTACTGGTCGATGAAGTAACTGCCTTTGGGAAAGAACAGCGTCCCACCGCCTGCTGTCTGAAGTCGGGCTACGGCTTTCTTGATGGCATTGTAATCGTCTGTGACGCCGTCCCCAACCGCTCCTAAATCCTTAACGGACACCACATCCTTGAGTTTGGAATCAACGGTTCTTGCCGTTGCACCAGTACCGCTTTGGGTAAACGACAGCTTGCTGGCTGCAATGCCAGCGGAAGCGTGCACATCATCGTCGACGATGATGCCGCCGCCCGACGGGATCAGGCCGAGGTTGGCGGTGTCCAGTTTGCCAATCGTGATCCAAGCATTGTTCGAGCTGTTGCGCTGCTTTAGCAGTGCTGGGCTGCTGCTGGTGTCCACCCAATACTGGTAGGCGAACGTCGTACTGGGGGCCGATGCGCCGCTGTTGCTGCTGACGATCGCCGCCAAGGCGTTGTTCAGGTCGGCTAGGACTGCCAAGCCCGAGGCGTCTGAAATTGTGTAATCGTGTTGGGCCATGGTTGCTTAGGGAATTTGACGGCCAAAGCCGATAGCGGTGTAACTAAATTGCCGCGCCACTGCGACGGCAGCGCTGTTTCTAAATGTAATGCTAAACCCGGCTCTGGTGATGCTTGCCGGGTCCAGAACCCAGTAATCCCCTGCCGCGAGGTTGTAGCCGGTAATCCCAATATTTGGCGGTTCATAAAACGCTTCGGCAAACGTCACTGTCAACGCCGCCGCAGTGGTCAGCAGCGTGCCTGATTGCTCGATTCGCTGTTGCAGCTCCATAACTGCCCCCAGCTCGTCAATGATGATGTTGCACGCCGGGTCGCTGCTGGTTGCGTAAGCCTTGAACTGGAAGGCCCGGCCCCTCACAATTCCATTAGCCAACCCGCTCCACTCGCTCCACTGGGGGGCGGTGTTCGGGTCATGCGGCGTTGAGCGCACCAGCAGCGCTGCATCCACATCTCCACCGGATGGGCCCGACCATGACGACCAGCCGCCGACCAGGCCATGGCGAGCGCTAACCAGATTCAGCTGATTGAGCGGTCGAGTAACAAAGCGCCGTTGGATGTTTACATCAAATACTCCGCCCATGTCATAGGTTGAGCCGAACTCATATTCTCCCCTGGCAGCAACCGGCTGAGTCAGGGAAGAGTCGCTTGAGCCGATAGACGCCACTGCAGCAACGCTGGCATACGAACTGAACAGAACACCACTCCCCAGCACCAAAGCATCAAAAGCAGGGCTATATAGCATTTCAATAGCGTTGCCATTGAACGGCGGCGATTCCTGATCCTCGGCGTATGTTTTCACCAGCAGCCTGGCCTGAGGCTGCGGCAGGTCGGCAACTACATAGGCGGTTCCAGCGGATTGGCGTCCGCCATCATCTTCAAAGCGCAGCAGATAGCTACCCTCCAGCAACGGCACACGCGCTTGCACCTGGCCACCATTGGCCGTTGCAATGCCAATGGCCTCGCCCCATGCCGGGGTGTCGAGCCTGGGGCTGTGGCGGATCAGGACCTGCCCGCTCAACTTCACATCCAGGTCGAGAGCCTGATCCCAGGATAGGAGAGCAGTATCCGAGTCGACCGGCACTAGCGAGACGCCTGTTACATCAGTAGGTGGCGCTGTTTTGCCGTACGCGATAAACCGGAGCGCAGACGATTTGCCAGCCAGTAATCCGCGCAATCCCACGACCGTGATCTCGTAGGTGCCGGTCGCTGAATCTAATATCTCGCATGCAGGCGCTAGCGTGGTCTGCCTTTGCCAGTTGCCACCATTCAACCGCCACTGCACACGATAGCCGCTGGCGTCGGCGACAGATGTCCAGCTAAGCTGAATTTTAGCTGCTGCTCTGCCCTGCAATTCGTAGATCACTTCTATGCCGGTCAGGTTTCCCGGAGCGGCGGGACGTATATTCAGGTCAGTAATATCGCGCGGTTCTAGCGCCCATCCGTATTCAATATTATTGAATACGGATGGGTCGTGGGCCATGGCGCCGATCTCATAATCCACGCCATTTGTTTCGCTAACGCCCAGCACCCGCCAGAGCGATTCTCTGACGGCAGTGGTCTCGAATTGCCAGATGCCATTCGGCATCGGTGCAGACGAAAACCCCGGCGACACTGTGAACACATTGCCAGCAATGCCGGTGACCGGCCGGGTCTGGGCCGTGCTGTCGTTGAGCTGCACGGACAGGGTGGGGCTGTTGGTGGCCGTCAGGCCCGCGGCGCTGTCGACAGTGATGGAGGTGGTAGTGGCCGCAGCGATCCGCCCCCCTCGGCGGCTGCCTGCGCGTACTGGATCGGCGATGCCGATCACCTGCCCTGGCCTGGCAATGGAGCCGATCGCCAGGCCTGTTGTCGCCCCCACCAGCTCCTTTTCTTCCCATTCAGTGTGCAGCAGCCATTTGCCCCAGCGGGCTGCCTGGCCCCTGCTGGTGCAGCCGACCGCCTCGGTCTCGGCTTTGACTACTCCATATTTAATAATGGCATCCCTGCGCTCTACAAGCTCGTAGTCGTAGTCTTGGATGTCATTATTAAAGAATTTTACCACTGCAATAGTAGGCCGCTTACGTAAGCGGCTGCCTGAGTATTTGAAGCCCTCCGGTGACACGTTGGATGTGTTCAGCCTGAACGACACGTCTGCCGGCCTGTCCTGAGCAATAGTCATTGCGCTTTCCGACAAGTAGGGCATCGCTCGCATAATCGAGCAAAAATCTTGAATTAGTTTATAGGCGTCGGCGGGCTGATCAATAACCATATTGACAGCAAACCTAGGCTCCCAGCCACCAAAGCCATCAGGAATCAATTGAGCGCTATATTGGCTAGCGGCAAAAAAAGCCCACCTATCTAGCTGGCTGGCGTCTATGTGATCGCCAAAGCCATAGGGCTGCGTCAGTAGATCCCAGAGGCACCAGGCTGGATCTGTCGTCCACTGCGCCGCGCCAAAAGTTCCGTCCCATACGCCGCTATAGATCAAGCGCCCGTTGCTCGGATCAACTGCTGCGTTGCTGGGAATTTTTACCTCTAGGCCGTAAACGTCAAAGCTGCAAGTTGGAATACTATTGAACTGCTCAGCGCTTAGCCTGATTCCAGCGTGCGCAAAACCTGGATACGCTAGCTTAGCGTAGGTAATAGGGCTGTAGGTACTCCATACAAGTTGATTAAATAGATTGTTGCTGTTGCTGTCTGGGGTGACGCGCGACACCCGAATATCCACGGGGAACGCGCCAGTAATGGCGACCTGCACTTGCCGCTGATAGCCTTGCCTGGTGCGACCGCTGATCACATCGTCTACCACAGTAGTATAACCACCGCCGTTATACTGAATAGCAACGCGATAGTTTATGCTTGTCGTTAGGATGTCGTTTTTGTCTGTGTATTCTTCCAGTCGCGGCACGGTAATGGTTAGCCGCACGGCGTTAGCGGTAGCGTCCGTGACCGTTCTGGTAATCGGCGTAGATTGAGCGACCGCTACGCCAACCGAGAAGGGCCCAGCCGCTACAGCATCAAAGCCGGGGATGTAGCCTTGGTCTTGCGCACCGTCGCGAAATGTGACAGCAACGTTTTCAAAATTAAAGCTACCGTCTGGATTTTGCAGCGGTGTTTTGTTGAAGTAAATAGACTGAAGGCCATTGACTAGCCCCTTGATTTTGCCGGCGCCTAATATGTGAAGCGTCTTTGCATAGCTGTCAGAGAACAGGCTTTCAGTATCTTGGCGGGGTACGTACTGTTGTGGCTGAGCTGTTGCACCGCCGCCCTTGCCACCGCCGCCGCCGCCGCTACCGCCGCTAATGATCATCCCAGAACCTGCACTACGTCAATTTCTTGGCTTACTATGTTAGAGCCAACTACGCGGCGCCCGTATATCAGCGCTGCCGATAATCCGAGGCGAGTATTATTCTGGATCCCCGAGAAGCTGTAGGTTTTGCGGGGGTCCTTCGCTTCGTCTGTCTGCCCCTGGTTGCCACCTGCATCAAATCTGGGCACCGGCGTCAGCAGCTGGGCAACGCCGCCTAGGGCCAGGCTTGCGCCAAGTCCCGTTGTATAAGCAAAGAGCCCGATGTTTTTAGCAAATGCAGCGCCCAAAAAGCCAGCTCCGCTTGCAAACGACAGCGCAATCAACGCCACTCCCGCAATAATTCTCCCCACGGCCCCAGCCCCGCCGATCACCGGTACGATGCTGATCTCCTGAGCCCCTGCGGGTTCCTGTAGCTCATCCTCGCCAATCGCCCTGGGGCCCACCTTCACCCGGTAGCGCTGGTCGTTCATGTGCCCCTCTATCTGGGGGAAATTGGCATGTAAAAACCTCATCGCCTCCGCAGCGCTAGCCACCTCCGCCCGGAACACCCGGCGGCCCAGGAACTTTGCCAGCTTGCCGTAGACGCGAATCGTTCTCATGGCCTCAGTCTACCGATCCAGCCGGTGGCTTTCTGCAGATAGTCGCCGTAGAGATCCCGACTCGACAGCCGCCCCCGCAGGTGATGGAGCACCTGCTGCTCGCCCAGGTAGATGCCGATGTGGTTGAGCTGCGTGTTGCGGATGGCCATGAATATCGCATCGCCTTCCTGCAGGTCGGCGAACTCAACCCGCTCGAAGCCGGCGGCAGCCCAGTTCTGAGCGAACAGCGGCGCCGCCTCGAACTCGGCAGGCGTAGTTGGTCGATCGAAATCAGGCAGCTCGATGCCGCGCTCCTGTCGATACCAGTCGCGAGCCAGAGTCCAGCAGTCGTGAACGCCCCAGATCCACAGGCGCCCGATCAGCGGCGCCCTAAACCCACAGGGCTCGCACTGGGCCCACTCCGCAGTCTTGGGATTGACGATCAGCCAAGGCAGGCCAGATTTCTCGCACGCGGCGCGGTCGTCGTCGTGGGGCCCAGGTGGCGTGCACGGGTGCGAATGGAACACGGCCACTACCTCGCCAGCATCCTCAGCTGCCTGGTAATCGTCCGGGTCGAGGATGAACATCAGACCCGGGTCGTCGCCGTCAGCGCCCTCGGCGGCATTTCGGCAGGGCCGGTAGCGTTGCCTGCCCTTCACGATCACCACCAGCCCGCAGGCCTCGCGGGGGTCATCCTGCTGGGCGTGGGCCAAAGCTGCGGATTTGATTGCGTCGTCGATGTAGATCATGCGTAGCTAGTGCCAGCGCCAGGGAATCCGCCAAACGGTAGCTGGTTGTTGGCGCCCCAGTTGTTCTTACAATCCGATAGGCGCTTCCCGCAGTTAGGTGCAAACTGGCATTGAGTCGTGCTGGTCCACTGGCATAGCGTAACCATCTGGAACCGTGGTGCACGCACCGTGGAAAGGTCAAATGTGGCGCACAGCTCAAACTCAACTACCTCCCTGGTCTCCGCCTTTTTTTGATCTACCCAGTACACCTGTCTGGGATACTCGTAGGTGGGATCTGGTGTGCCCCAGGGGTTGACATTGCCTGGGAAGTTCACTGCATCGAGATGCCTGGCGTGGACCCGCAGGCGGCTGACCTGCGCCCCCTCTAGCCCGTTGGGCAGGCTGAGCAGTAGGCCGCTGATCAGGCCACCCGCAAACGGGTTATTGATGGTCAGCGGAATATTGGCGACCCGTAGCGTGGGGCGCGGCAGTGATCCGGTGCCGGTCAGGGCAAACCCCTCAGCCTCTATAGGCAGCGCTTCGTAGGTGTTGCCGGCCCACACTACGTCGCCGGTCTGTTTCGCGTTGATGCCGGCATGAAATCGATAGACCTGATTGACGCCGTGAATAGCCGCAAACAGCTGCAGCTCAAATAGCTCAATCAGAGCGGATGGGGCCGGGAGTTGCGCCTCGGCAAAGGGGATTGGCATTATAATTCAAACACCTGGATAAAGGTGGCCGTGATTTGATTGTTATTAAAATTGCTGTAGGTTACTTTCCATTCTGGGCATATGAATTTGCCAGCGCTGCCCCATGGCGGTGTCCAGCCAAATGACTCAGCGCCGCCCCTGGCGTCTAGAAATGCTTCAATCTGATCGCGCTCGGTGTTGCTGCGATTTTTGAATTGCAATGGATAAATTTTAGGGTTTGCATTAAGCCCCATTTTGATCCGCTGGCTATAGCCATCTCCAAATTTGTGTTCGTAGACAGCTGGCTTGCTTTCCTTGGGAAGATCAAAATCTGGTGTCCAGGTGAAGGTAGCCATTAGCGGTTCAGGAGGCCTCCTCGCTCCATGTGCCGCTGCAATTGCCGATCGACCATGGGCCCCACCATCGGCACCAACATGCGAGCCAGATCGTTACCCAGGGTTTTAGCGTCGCCGGAGCCGTCGCTGTTGCTGGTCACGTTGCCGTTGGGGTGGACGTGAACCGCAATATTCACCTGGGTCGACCTGGTGGCGCCGCTATCGCCCTGCGCGTGGTCCACCACAGTCTCCTGCGGGTGGAGCATGGCCATGAAGCCGCCGCGGCCATCTAGTCCGCCAGATCTGGCGCCATTGCCGGTGAAGCCGCCGCCGGCAAACCTAGGCAAATTGGTCATCCCTGCCGGCGGCAGCGCCCAATTGCCCACGCTGCCAATGCCAGGGCTAAACGCTGGCGCCTGGGGAAAGCCCGTGCTCAGTCCATAGTTCCCTGTGAATGATTGCGACATTGTCGGCATTGCAGCCGACGGTGACAGGAACCCCAGCACCTGCATAATGCTTTTTAGAACAAACTGCCGCACAATCATGCGGCTGGTATCTTCTAATACGCTGGCTGCAAACGCACGAAAATTGCCGCTGCCAGTTGTGGCCAGGCTTACTAGGCTATTCTCCAACCCGCCCATGCTGTTGACGGTTAGAGACGCAATTGCATCGCGCACATTGCCAATCGATTCGCCATATTGCTTCATCCCCTGCGATAAGCCAGCGCCAGCGGAATCGCGAGATTGATATTCCCTGATCGCATCGCCCATGGCGAACACATTTTCCAGACGCTGTCGATCGAGGTCGAGCTGCTCTGCGGTGATCCGTTTGAGATCCTCGCGATAGGTAAGCTCCGCCCGGCCGGACTCGGCAGCCTGAGCCGCGTTATACGCCGCCTGGGCGTCTGGGTTGCCGTTGACACCCTTGAGTAGCTCGGCATAGCGCCGCGCCCGCTCTGCCCGCTCCGCCTCGAACTCAGCCAGGGCCTTCGCGGCGGGGCCCGTGGCCTCGGCAATCCTCAGCAGCCCCTGGTTAGTGGCCAGCAGCTCGCGGGCGCTGGCCAGCTGATCGGCTCGGGTTTTCTGCAGCGCCGCGGCTTCCTCGGCGCCCTGCACCTGATTAGCGCCGGCTTGGGCCAGGTCGTAGCCCACATTCTCCATGCTGCCGCCGAAAAACATGCGCAACACCTGCTGACGGTGCGGGCCCATGCGGGCCACTCCGCTGGTGGGGGTGACGCCATTGCCGTCCGTGCGGGTCAGGCTGGCCGTGGGGTTGCCCCCCAGCACCGTGCGGTAGAGCGTCAGCAGGTCGGCGCCCTGGGTGGACATTCCTCGGCCCTTGAATCGATCCTGGAAAAACTTCACCACAGGCCCCTGAACCTGTTCCTCGAACGATTGGCCAGCATGGGCGCCGTATTTCTTGCGTTCTGGGCCGCCCATTTGAATCAGGCCTAGATAGTTATTGTCAGAGCCGCCCCACTTGCCTGGGTTAAATGTGCCGCCAGTCTCAAACGAAATAATCGTTGCCAAATCAAGCGGCGATACGCCTAGCTTGCCGGCGGCGCTGATCAGGGCGCGGGCTTTGCTGCTGGGCTGGAAGCTGGTGCTGGTGCCTGGGCCGCCGCCGCCGCCGACGCCGCCTGGGCCGCCGCCTGGGCCGCTGCCTGCGCCGCTGCCTGCGCCGCTGCCAACAGTCTTCTCCACCAGCGCACGCATGGCGGGGTCGTCAGGCTTGGTCCCCGCGTACATGCGATTGCCGCGAATGCCGCCGCCCTGCTGTTGGCGCGTGACAAAGTCAGCCCAGTTGGGATCAACCTGGCCCCCCTTGACGCTAGGCATGGTCGGCTTAAGCAATGCGCCAGTATTAGGGTCGAACTGCCCCGCAACACCTGCAACGCTATAAGGGCTAAGGTATGTAAACCCTTTAGTGATTATTGGCGAGCCGGGCTTATATGGTACGCCTTTGGGTTCAGCTGGCTTGTCAAGCATGCTGCCTACGTCCGTAAGCCTGCGCCATTGCTGATCGGCCTGTATTATCTTGGTCATTAGCTCAAGCGTCTTGACCAGCGCCGGCAGGTAAGCTCTACCTGCATTAGCTGAAAAATCTTTCCATGCATTACTAAATTGCTTAACAGGATCAACGGCTTGCTTTGCTGCCTTAGCTGCCTGCCCCGTCAATGTGTCCATATTTTGCAGCGACTTGTTATATCCCTTAAGCCCGTCATTAGTCAATGATACAACGGCCTTAAATCCGTCAATGTCCGAGAAAAGCACGCCAAGAGCTGACGCGCTACCTTTGGTTTTTACCATTACGTCCTGCAGGAAGCCGCCTAATCCCTTGGCCTGCAAGCCAGCAACGCTAAACTCTATGCCTAGCGCCGCCGCAAGCTTTTTCGCTTCTTCGGTTGGTTTGATGATGCTTTTGATTGTTTGGTTCAGGCCACTCATTGTGGTCTCAACCGGTGCGCCCTTGGCTGTCAGCGCCGAGATGGCGGCATTCATCTCCTCAACCGACAGGCCCGCCACCGCAAATGATGGCGCCAGCCGACCAATAGATTGCGCGTACTGATCAACTACAATTTTGCCATCATTCTGAGTTTGCACCATTTGATCAACAACCTTTGCAGCTTTATCAGCGGAAAGGTTGAATGAGTTCATAATGGACGTTGCGCCATCCGCAACGGTTTTAATATCTGAAAAACCGCCAGTGGCGCCTAGTGTCGATGCCTTAAGAATTTTGATAACGTCGTCGGTTTTGCTAAAGCCAGAGCTAAGGATTTCATAGGCTGCGGCGCCTGCTTCTGCGCTATTCGATAGATTCCCCTGCGCTACAGTTAGCTCCCTGATTTTTGCCATCAGGGCGTCTGAGTCTGCGGTTAGCGTCCGCACCCGCCGCAGGCTGGCGTATTCGTCCAGCGCCGATCTCGTGCTGCTGGCAACTGCGGCCCCAGCTGCTGCCACTCCCGCGCCCGCCACGATGCCGGCAGGACCGCCAGAGAACGCCAGCCCCCCAGCCAGGGCCCCAATGGCGCCCTGCGCACCACCGCCACTGGCCAGGGTGCCCAGGGCGCTGCCGATTGCCTCGCGGCCAATTCCTTGCCGCTGCATATCCTGCTGTTTTCGCTGGGTTGCGGTCAGCTTGGCCAGCTTCTCATCGAGCTGCTGCACCTGCGCCGTCGCCCTGGCATAGGCCGGTGCTGCTGGATTCACCGCGACCCGGAGCGCTTCCCAGGCGCTGCGTTGCCGCTGCAGGCTGCTGACGCTGCCGTTGCTTGCCGCCGTCACCCGATCGATGGTGATGAACAGCTCGGCAAGGGCGCCCCGTGTGCGCTGGCTGGCTTGCGCGGTGGCATTGCTGGCCACGCCGAATTGAGGGCCGGCGTAGTCGCTGGCGCCACCGAACGCGGCACGGCGAGAGCGATCGACGCCCATGATCAATGGCCGCTCGCCGCCGCCAGCGGCAATGGCTGCCCTGGCACCGCCGCCAAAGCCGCGGCTATCAATTGCGCCTTGGAAGGCGGTCTGCCCTGCTGCTGGGAGGGCCAGCGTGCGAGCTGGGGCCCCAGCAAATGCCGGTGTGTATCGTGCCCGCGCCAGCAGGCCGGCCTCCAGTGCAGCCGCTGCGGCCTGCTGGGATGCAGCGATCTGATCGAGCTGCCGATCCAAGGCCTTCAGCTGGTCGGCCGCTCGCGCAAAAACTGGCGCTGCTGGGTTGACCGCGTTTTGCAGCGCAGCCCATGCCGTTCGCTGTTGGTTGATGCTGCCGATGCTGCCATTGCTGGCAGCTGTAACCCGGTCGATCTGCAGGTACAGCTCAGCCAGGGCGCCACGGGTGCGCTGGGCGGCATCCTGTTGTTGCCGCAACACCGCATCAGATCGGCTGGCCATCACCTGGCCGATGTCGTCGCGGGTGCCGGCGGTTTCGAAGCTGCCGCCTCGCAGTCGCCGCATGCCGTCACCGACGCCAAAGCCCGCGGCATCGACGCGACCTTGGAAGCTGGTCTGCCCGGCTGCCGGGAGGGCCAGCGTGCGCGATGGCGGGAACGCTGCAGCAGCCCGAGCCGCAAGCGCCGCCTGCCGCTCTGCCTCGGCAGTCGCTTTTACCGCAGCCGTGAGCTGTTGCTGAGCCTCCAGCCGATCGCGGACGCCCTGCACCAGCGCCTTCTGCTCACCCTTGATCCGGTTGATCTCCCGCTCAGCCGACACCACGGCATTGGCTGCTCGACGGGCCTCCGCCGAATCGCTGGGCACCTCGCCCAACCGCTGCAGGTTGCGATCCCTCAGCTCTTGCTGGGCCTCCAATCGAGCGTTGGGCACCTTGTCGTAGATGCGCACCAGATCGCTCAAAACCTTCTGGGCGCCGTCGCTGATGCCACGGAATGAGGCCTCTAGATCGGCCTGCGCTGCATCGGCCTGGCGACTCAGAACCTGATAGACCCCAGCAATTGCCAGCGATGCCACGCCGGCCGCAGCCGACGCTTCAGGCCCGATAGCGCTGATGGCGTTGCCAATGGCCTCGAATGGCCCAGATAGCGCCGTCAGTTTGGCTTGGGCAGCGGTGAGAGATGCCGACCACTGGCCCACGCTGTTGGCCGCTGCTGCCGCCGGTTCTGATAGCAGGCCGCCCAGGGGTTTCAACACCCCAGGCATTGCTGCGGCCTTGGCCGCAATCGCATCGAGGCTGTTGGCCAAGCCCTGTGCGCCGCCGGCCATGCCGCCCAGGCCCGATGCCATCCCCATGCCGGCGGCACCGGCAACACCAGATGCTGCCAGCCCTTCACCGGTGAGCACCACCCGGCCCATCATTGAGCGGGCTAGGTCCTGGCGCATCGCCACAATGTTTTGCACGGCGCCGACCGTGCCCCGCGCCACGTTGCCAGGGGTGACCTGGAGGCCCTTGCTCAGATCGAGGCTGGCGGCCTTCTGGCGCAGTGCGTCGATCTCGCGGCCAACCCGTCGGTAGGCGTCGCCGGCCTCACCTAGCGTCGCCTGCAGCAGGGTGACCTGACGCGACTGCTGAGCGACGGATTCACCTGCGGCCTTTGAAAATAATTTCCAGCCGCGAATCCCAGGCTCCCAGGCCAGCCCGATCTGTACCGCGCGATCTTTGAGTTTGTCTAGTTCTGCCGTGTGCTGGCGAATATCGCCACCACCTCGCCGCATCAATTCTATAAATTCCCGCTGCTCCTGAATTTGCTGACCCAGTGAGTCAGCGTGCGCCTGCCCAGCTGCAGCAGCGCGTTTCAGGTTGTTGGCATTATTGCTAGATTCAATATCTGCGGCTTTGGTAATCGCCGTAAGCCGCTGAATATCGCTGCTCAGTGCATTAAAGGTGCTGCCGTTAATCTCCGCTTGGCTGCGTAGATTCTTTAGCGCAGTGAGCTGCAGATTTATGGAGCGCTCAGATTGAGTATTGGCGGCACCATATTGCAAAACGCTTTCGCGTAATTTTGCTAGTTGCGCTTCGGCCGGCTGCAGGAAATCTTGCAGCTTGCGAATGCTAGCGGCGCCTTTCACCGCCGATCCGCTCAGCCCATCAAAGGCGCCGGTGCTCTGGCCCTTGATCCGCTGAAAATCAGCACCCAGGGCCTTGGCCTCGCCGCCCATCCGCCGCATCTCAGCAGCGCCGGCCTGGGCACCGGTGCGCAAGGCCTGGAGCGCTACCGCCTGACTCCTGGCTGCTGCGCCGGCTCGCGCCGATTCATTGGCGGCCCGGCTGGCTTCCTGCGCCGCCTGCTGTAGGCCGGTGCTGGCATTTTTGGCCGAGCTTTCGACCCCCTGCAACCCTTCGCCCAGCGTCTTGATCTCATTGACGCCAGCAACCTGGGCCGAGATCCTCAGGATTGCGTCTTGACTCACGACTAGGCCTCCTGTGCGCGAAGAGCAGTGAGCGCGGCATGCTCCATCACCCGCAACCGCTCCACCATGGCCCGGTGGTCAGGCACCTCGTAGAGCTCAAACAGCTTGCCTGGGCCCAGATAGGTATTGAGGTCGAGGCATTCTCGACCGTTCATACTGAATTGCCACTGCCCTCGACAGAACATCATCACGGCCTCCCAGTTGGCGGGGAGCACCGGATAATCAATGGCTGCAGGCTCGGGCATGGCGGGGAGTGCTACACCGAAGGCTGCGGCGGCGGCGATGGCGTCGGGAGAGTAAGGGGCTTTTCGCTTACCGCCGGTTGCCCAGTATTCAGCGGCGCCGAGTAGTTTTTTTCTTCGCCTTCAGTGTCGAGGCTTTCGATCCATCTGTCGATAATGGCCCGCAAAGCGCCTTTAATGCTGAGCACTCTGTTCCGAGCAACTTCATCAAATAGCACGGAATTGCCCCCAGGCTCAACGATGTCATCCCAGCCGCCCAGGATGATGTCAACTATCTGCCGATCGGTTCGGGGCTCCCTGGTTTTTTCGTCTTCTGTTAGCTCATCTTGCTGCCCAGCGGCCCGCCAGAAATCAACGAATACATCCCTGATTTGCTGTACGTCCAATCTATGAAACCGCGCCGTAAATTTGATCTCTACTGGCGTGCTGGGGCTGTCGCCCGCCACTTTCCAGCTCACCTCGCGCGGGTAGGTGGGAGACAGGTCAAGAACAAAGGTCATGGTGGTGGTGAGTGGGGATCGGGCTAGAGAGTCTGAGCCAGCAGACGCTTAGGTAAATGCAAACGTGTGGCCATCGTTGCCTGTAGTGCTGGGAAGCAAAATGCCCGGCACCGTCATCATTACCACCCCGTTGTCGCTGCTATAAGAAGGAATCAGCGTCTTGGCCCTGGCAGCTGCAAATGCCACGCGGTTGCCGTTGGTAATGCCTTGGGTGACACCGAGGGCCCCAGTGGTATTAGTAAGCGCAGCTGCAAATGGGTCGAATACCGATTGCAGCGGGGCCTCGTAGACGGCTTCGAACATCGTGGTCTGCATACCGGTGATCAACACCTCTTTGGCGCCACCTGGCCGGGAGTTATAAATCGTGTCATTTGTCAACGTCACCCGGAAGCTTTGCAAATACGGAGCGGTATAACCCGCAATGTTTATGTTCAGCGTATTGCCCAGGGTGACCGGTAGCGCAAGCGGCGCTGTAGTGGAGAATGTATAAGTAGGCAGCGCCGTTGTAACGGGGCCTGCGTAGATTCCAATGCCCTGGAAGGTAAAGTAGCCCTTATCGTTATTAACCAGCTCAAATGTCACTGAAGAGCCGCGCCAACCGGTGACGGCGTGGCGGGAGCCGTTGTACCAGATGTGGCAAGTGACGCTAGTAGCGGCGGCGCCAATTGTACTAATCTCGGAATAAGTATTAGACGTGGTGGCTACAGTAGTCAGCGCGTGGCGGGTGGCCTGTAGCAGTGGGCCATAGCGCGGCGCAGTACCGGCGGCGCCGCTGCCGTTGACCTCCACCTTGAAATTGACCGCGTAATGCTCGCCGACAACCATTTGCCGCTGGCCGCCCATAAACGGCCGCACCAGGCTCTCGGTGATAACTTCCCCGCGCATCTCGGGGATTACCGGTTCAACGCAAAGAATAGCGTCATTGGCTGTAGGAACAGCATCGACGCCATAGGCGGTCTCCAGCTTGACCAGCGCTAGGTTTTCAACTGCAAAATTGGCCATGATTATTTACCGAGGGCTGGGGTGGAGGGCTTGGTAGGCTTGGTAGGCTCGGGAGCCTCCGCGGGCAACGCAGGCTCTGTGATGAGCGTGCGCTTCCCGGTCGCAGGGTCGAGTTCGTAGCTGCCGCCGTGGCCAGCAGCAAACATTTCATCTGCAGTCAGGCTAGCCACTCCGATCCCCCTAGATAGTTGCGGTCGGGTCGTCGCGCCGGTGGCGGAAACGAACCTCGAACCTCAGCCTAGCGATTCCGATCTCTCCCACGGCACGATCCCACTCTGTCCCGTCGGGCACGATGTCCCAGGCCAAGCTTCCCAGGGTGCGGGGGCTGGCCATCAGCCGCTGACTGATTTCAACGCGGATCGGATCGGCCAATGTGCTGAGCGGCCGGCCTGAGACGCAGATGTCGATGAAGGCCTTCAGCCGGCAGTCCACCACGGGCACCGTTCCAGCGCTGCTGATCTCAGCGTCGCAGCTCAGGATCAGGCACGGGCATTCGTCGCGGCTGGGCGGCTCCTCGCGCTCGCGCCAGATCCTCGTGCCTACCTGCGGCACGCCCTGCAGCAGGGCCTCGACGGCCACCATGATGCGCTCACTGATGCTGCTGGTCATGGCCGGCGGCTATAGGGGTCAGGGTCGAGAGTCCGAGCGCCAGGGGTCAGCGCATGCGGCTGTAGGGGAACGCACGACGCGCGGCGCTCAGCACCAGCTGTAACACGCTGTTGCTCCGCAGCCTGCTCATGCCAATCAGCTCGCTGGTGACAAACAGCGCCAGGCCTGCATACTGCGCATAGTCGCTGGAGATGGTCATGGAGTGCCTCTGTCTGGCTACAGGCTACTGCCAACAGCCGGCCAGCTCACAGGCCGCCATCCCTCAGTCGTTCGTCGTGGCGGTCGGCGACCTGCTCCAGTCGGTTGATCTGGCTCTGCTGGTTTTTTATCACCTCCAGGATCTTGCTCTCGAACGAGCCGAGGCCCCTGGCGATTTTGAACAGCGCCGTGGCGCCAGCGGAGCCCACCCCCAGCAGAGACAGGCCCAGTGCCGCAAGCGCAATCATGGCATCAACTCCCATGGCCTCAGGCTAGCGAGTCTGAGGCTGACTCACCATCGCCGGGTTCCGGATTCAGCTCGGGCAGTCGAACAATGGTGGCCGTGCCGTCAAGGTGCAATGTGACATCCCAGGGGGCCATCAGCTGCAATCGGTCGGCAGTGCAGCCTGGAGAATATTTTTCCAGCAACTCGCACAAGTCAGCGGACAGCGCAAACATTCCAGCCGCTGTAATCCCTAACTCCGCGACCGTTGCCGGTGGATCTGCGCATTGCCAAATTTTGTCCATACCCATTTGCCATGCGTTCAGCATGGAAGTAAGCGTGCTGAGTGCTATAGTCTGCACTTCTAGCGCGGCTCGTTTTGCCTGGGCATTGCTGCTGAGGGCTTGAATCGTATTCATGGGTTAAAACCTTTCAGAAGTACATAATTTAGGATTGTAGTGCCGCCAGATCCGGCGGTAACGACAATCCCCCGAATAGCCTGGGTGTGTACGTTGGCGACGGTAACGCTCATCGGCGTTGCCGCGTTTGCCGCAAGCGCATTGCCAATGTTGTACCACGCGGCTGTTGGCGATTGCCAATCGTCCTCCGTGCCCTGCATTTGAACTACCGGGGCAATGGTGCCGATAGCGTCAGCCCTGATTACCATTTGCAGGTTGCGGCAATCGCCAACAATCAGAGCTGGCGTCACGGACGAGGCTGTAGTTAGCGATATGGTGCGGTCATAGCGCTGGCGAATAACACCAGGCGCTGCATTAAAGACAAGGCGAACAATTGAGCGCGTGAGCTGCGTTCCAGTGTTTAGGGTTTGAACGTAGCGCCACCTGTTGCCACCAAGAATCAGCACTGGAGACCTGTACTGGCCATTTGCTGTAATGCGCGGCAAATCATAAATAACATACCAGGTTGCGCCAGAGTCGCCGGATTGCTCAATCCTAAAATCGGCCCAGGCGTTTGCCCCTGATATGCTGCTTATTGAAATCTCAACTGCAAAACCAAGCCCCGAACCCGGCGAGATGTTGGCTGAAGTTACGCTGGCGGATATTGTCGCTGAACCAACGTCAGTGGTGGGGGATGTTGTCGCCAGGGAAAAAACTGAGCCGGACACCGGCACGATTGCTTGGACGCTAGGCGTAAATGATGTTTCACTCCATCGCTGTAGACTAACGTGAACCGTGCCCCCAGTTGTTGCGGTAGCCAATCGCAATCTAAACCACAACGCGTAAACGCTTGTGTTATAATTACCTACGGCAAACGTCGTAGGAACAGCGCCAGATGTGGCATTTATTAATTGGGCAGTAAATACGCCAACGCTGAAAGAGCTATCTGGCGCCCACTCTGCCACAACCAGGCCACCTGTGCCTATTGAAAAACACTGCATCGACAGCATGCGCGTATTGGCGCAGTCGATTGGGCCGATCAGAGTTGTGTTGACGCTCAGCGGGCCAGGAGTTGCCTGCTGGTAGACCGAATTGATAGGCGCGGCCGGCGACGCAACAACAGGCAACGCCGTGCCGCCGCTGGCGCCCTGCACCGACAACACATCCCCGCTGGGGGTTCCGGGAACGCCAATAGCTGGCTGTCTAGCGGCTGTGGCCGCGCCGGTCGGCAGGCTGGGCTCCACCAACAGCCGACCACTGCTCAGCTCGGCCGGGAGCCGATTCAACAGCGCCTGGTAGAGCACCTGCACTAATCCTGCGAGGCCGCTGGCGCCAGTTGGCAGGGTGGGGGCATCTGTGCCGGTGACGCCCAGCCTGCCGTCAATGCTGCCCAGCGCAGCATTAGATGCCGCCTGGTTGGTGGCTGTGGATGCATCAGTCGCCAACGACGGTTCAACCTGCAGCCGCGTGCCGGATAGGGTCAGAATTGGCAGCCTCTCAGTCAGCTGCACGTTGGTCAGAGGGCCAGAGACCGGCTGAGTTGTCTGCCAAAAAGTCCCTGAAACCGGCTGAGTTGCTGGCCAAAACGTTCCGCTGACTGGCACTGGCTGAGCCCTCAGCTCAACGTCAGTCAGCGGTCCAGATACGGGCCACCGTCCACCGTCCAGCGGCGGCAATTTGTCGCCGATGCCACCCAGCAAGACATTCCCGGCTGCCTGCAGTGCGCTGGTAGCGCCTATTTCGCTGTCATCAATAACAATTTGCAGCGCATCGCCGCTGTTCATTGCTGTGGTGACGATCTCAAGCGTTAAAACGCCTGTGGTCGCGTTATATGCGCCGCCACGCCCCGACTGTACGGGCAGATAAAGATAAATCTCATTAGAAGTATTGACAATGCTGACAATCTGTGCCTGATGCGTTGGCCTCGTAGATCCCGCTGCAAACGTCACCGTTCCAGCCGTTGGGCTAAACGTAAACAACGATGGGTCGAGCGGTGGCTTGCGCATTACTGGAACACGGATAGGTAGTAAGAAAAACCCACGTCTTCATTGGCGGGAGGTGGGGTTTCGTCAGTGGGCATCAGGGGCACGATGCACATCGCCCCGTCATCAATTGGACGAGGCTTGTACTCCACCTTGAAAGTGACGCCATCCACCGTAATAATTTGGCCATAAACAAGATTGCCAAATGTGGCAGTTGGTGCCAACAGCGGATATTCAACGTAGGCAAGATCGCCGCCCAGAGCAAATTCACCGGACTGGTCCAGGATGCCGAGGCCCGTCACTGTTCCCGCCACAACCGGCTTGCCGAAGTCAGCGAAAAACAAATCTAGGGCCTCGGTAAATGGCATCAGTCGGGGGTTTTCTCGGGCTGCCTGGCTTTGGCGGCAGGGAGCACTGCCTCAATGGCGCCCAGGGCCAGCAGCGGCGCGGCGGCATCGCTGCTCAGGGGGATTTCTGCCCCCTCCGGGTAACGGGCCCCATCGTGGTCAATGGGGCCCGTTAAGACCGTGTAGATGCTGGTGTCTTGTTTGGTCATGGTCAGGCAACAACGTTTGAGAAGAGGTAGCCAACGTCGCTGGCGGCAATGATTTCATTGACGCTTTCACCCACCCGCACCCGCTGAGAACCGCGCAGGCCGATTTTAGGCTCGGGGATGCTGCCGCTCACCCGGTTGCCAAATTCGGCGGTATAGCCAAAGGTTATCACTTTGCCGTTGGTGGTGCTGCCAATAGGGTTTTGATGGAGCAAAGCCATGTGCTTGCCCCATACCCGCACCAGGCTGGCTGTCTGGCCGGGTTTGGCGCTATTGATCCAGGCCTCGCCCACCAGGATACGATCAAGCTCCAGTAGCTCGGCCACGGCCTGCAGGGTGGCAGGTGCTCCAGCGCCATTACTGGTCAATGTGTTGCCGGTGCTGGAGGGGGCCAGCGCTGCAGTAATTTTGGGGTGAACCTTAAGGCGGCTCCATGCCTGTCGGCCAATGACTCCAATATTGGGAGGCATCAACATGCCATCTCTGGCGGTGTTGATTGCGGTGTACGGATCGGAGTTTGCGAAGTCGCTCCATTGCGATGTACCGCTTAACGTTGCACGGTTGGCGGCTGGGTAGTTAGATGCAGTAAAGTACAACGTAGCAACTCTTTGTTCCCTGTCCAACGCCACTAAATCCGTAAGTCCTTCGACTGCAGTCCCTAATGGGTCAAAGCCTGCCGGTGCCTTTTCGATGTCATCATTAGGCACCAGGTCGTCTAAGCCATAGTCTCTGACGAAGCCAGTTTGATCGCTGCCGCCAAATTGCACTTCGTTGGGCTGGGAGGTGCGGCCAACCATGGTCTCGGGCACCGTAAAGGCTTCGTCTCGATTTCGCAGAAGCCACTTAAATTCTGGACTGGCGACGCCAACGCGAGGCGATACTTCGTCAGCAATATATCTTTTGTTGCTGTACGCAAGTGAAATCCCCGTGCGCTCTTGATCAATAGGAAAGGGAAAATTTTGAAAGGCCATGGATTAGTCAGCGAAGGATTGTTTGATGCTTAAATAGTTCAGCCTTGGAAAGATCCAGGGATCAGCAGCACGGGCCCCTTGTCGCCCAGCACCCCAGAAGCCAACGCAATGCCACAGGTGCGAATGTTCGTGCCGGCTGCCGCTGTTGCAGTAACGGCTCGGCCTACCGAGTCCGAGGTGATCAATGCACCGCGCGTGATCGTGCCTCCGAAGTCCACGGTGGCAATGCCAGCCAAAACGACGTCAAATCGCTCGCCTGATGCACAGCCAACTTCATCGCTTGCGCCCACAATGAAATCGGCAACAGCAGCCGCTGGAATCATGGTGCGATCGTCGGTGCCAAATTTGATCAAGCGATTGGCTGCAATTGCAGCGCCAGCTATAAATGCTTTTTTCAGTCCTGCGTTGCGCAAGGTCATGGGAATTGCCTCGTTAAGAATTTAGTCGGAGTGGTAAATCAGACTTGAGCAAACTCTTGCTTGGCTTTGGCCACCGCAGCAGTTGCGGATAGCGTTCGGCCCTGGGCCTGGGCCTCGGCAATCAGCTCCCTAGCCCGATCTGCCAGCTGTACGCCATTCACCTCGGGCTTTGGAGCCTGAGCCTCTGCCTCCAGGCCTTCAGGCGCAGCAGCCTGCGGCACCGCATCAATGGCATCATCCAGCCGGGACTGGCGGTGGTTGGCCTGGCGCAGCCTGTCAGCGGCGATCACCCGCATGGCAGCCTCAGGCCCGGAAGTCTGGCCGTCAGCGGCCAGCTGCTCAATCAGCGCCTCATGGCCAGGCAATACCTGCTGGCGCACGGCGGCGATGCGGTCGCGTTCGCCAGATGCGCCCTCGTCCCGCAGCACGGCTGCAGCCTGGGGATTCTTGGCCGCCCACTCGGCGGCAGCTTGGGTGGGGTCCATAGATGCTCGTCTCAGGGGGGGTACGACAACCGACGACCTGGCGGCCGTGGCTGCCCGATCGTTTAATTCGGCAATTACAGTCTCCAGGCTAGCGATTCCATCCGCCAGGCCTGCGTCTACAGCCTGCTGGCCAATGAACACCCGAGCATCGGCCATATCAGCACGCACTTGGTCGACGGAGGCACCACGCTGAGCCGCTACATCGCCCACGAACAGCGAGTAGAGATAGTCCACCTGGTCTTGCATCGTCTGCCGCCCCAGCTCGCTTAGCGGCTGGTGGGGGCTCATAGCGGCCTTGAACCGGCCGGCAAATATCTCGGTCGTTTTCACGCCTAGCGACGCCTCGCGCTGGCTTTGATCGGAGTGGGTGGCGATCACGCCGATACTGCCCACCGGGTGAACACTGGAGCCCAGGTAGACCCGCTCTGCTGCTGAGCCAATCCAGTAGGCGGCGGACGCCATCGCCCCGTCAACCCAGCTGGCTATGGGTTTCGCGGCACGGGCCGCCATCACTGCCCCTGCTGCCGCCGGTGTGCCGCCAACAGCGCCGCCGGGCGAATCCACCAGCAGCACAATGGAGCTCACCGCGGGGTCGGCTGCTGCGGCCTGCACATCACGAACAAACAGCTCGGCGCTGGTGCCGCCGCTCACCTGGGCCATCAAATTCATTCGCGGCGCGATCACGCCTCGCAGGGGGATCAGGGCCGCCCCGTCCTGCACCTGGTAGCCCTGGGGCTCGTTTTGCAGCTTGCGGCCAAGCCGGGCCTCCGCCGCCTCGATGTCAATCGATTCGCCCCGCAGGTGGTGTGCATAGATCGCCTGGATTTCCATCAGGCGATCGGCGTCAATCGCCCAGGGCTGGTAGAGAACGTCGAGGATGTTCATGGGTTAATCGAGCTCGGTAGGGTCTTCATTCTCGCCAGGATCGTCATCCTCTGGCTCTGGCACGCTGCCGGCAGGGAGCTGGGGAGGTGCCGCGCCTGGCTGCTGCAGCAGCACTGGCGCCTCTAGGCCGCCCTCAACGCGCTCGGCTGTCACTCGGACGCTGGTGCGGTGGTTGGCCTCCCAGTCGCTGCCGTCGTAAGCAAGCGATTCTTTTGGCAGCGTGGTGAGGCCAATCTTGATGCGTTTCTCAGCTGCGTTGGCCTCCTTGAGCGGATCCAGGGCCCCCGGGCCGTCGCCACTCCAGCTGAAGCCGAGCCAGGCGGCACGAATGAACGGGTCGGAGAAAAAGCCGGGGGCTTTCAAATGACCCATGGCCACGCCATCGGCAATGATCTCTTCGTAAACCGGCCCGCCAAACCTACTGGAGAGCCGAGCACGGCGCACCTGATAACCGCGCCAGGCATCCATCAGCGCGGCGCGAGACGCTGAGTAGCTGGCGTTGAACGATTTAAGTACCACCTCGCGCGGCAACCCAAGGCCTACAGCGATTTCGTTATTTACAGCTTGAAAGAACTGTTCAAACACCGGGTTAGGTCGCCCTGGTGATGGGCTAGAGATCGTTTCGCCGGGGAAAGTATTGATAACCTTGCCAGACTTAAGACCGCCGTCCCAAGACTTTGCATTCTCGATATAGGTTGCTTTTGATGCGTCATCAAATAATCCGTCAAATGCTTCTGCGTCCATTGTTGCAAACACGGCAAACACTGCCGCATTCACTGCCGCATCTACCTCTGCGTCGCTATAGCGATCAAGCTGCTTCAGCTTTGCGATCACTGGTGCCAGCCAGGGCACGCCACGGGTTTGGTTGGGGCGTTTTTTGTGGAACAGATGCAACACCTTGCGGCTGCCATTGGCGGCATAGAAAGGCCGTTCAATCCACTGGGGCGGCTTGCCGCTGATTGTTCGGCCGGGATGGCGGTCTGCTATATGAATGCTGGTGGCAATGCCGTCTATTTTTGCAATCCCCTGGGTCAATGCATCGGTATCCATCGCATGGTTGGGATTCGATACACGATCGGCTTCAACGATCTGCACCGCAATACGATAGGGCCAGTTCTTGGCTTTTGACTTCACCAGCAGCGCAAAGGCATCGCCTGATTCCAGCTCAGCGCGAAGCGCCAGGTCCTGCAACTCGTAAAAATTCTGGCCTTGGTAATAGTCTGCAAATTGCGAGCCCGCCCAAGTATTAAAATACCGCTCAAATTCACCTTGGTATTTACTGGCTTCGTCGTCGCTGAGCCCTAGCAGCTCAGCATCGATCCTGCTCTGCACCGTCAAGCCAGTGCCGACCACATAGGTGGCCATGTTCTCGATCGCACCGCTAGCAATCGGCGCGTTGCGAGCCATGTCCCGCGACCTGCCGCGCATCTCCCGCAGGTCGTACGCAATGTCGCTATCTGCATCGCGGACGCCAGGGGTCCACCCGGCAAAGCGTTCGCTGTAGCTGCCGCCCACATAGCCGCCCATCCGCGCCATGGTGGCCCGCGACTTCTCGCGCTCGAGCGCCCACTTCGGGGAGATCCGATTGATCAGTCGCTCCAGGATCGGCGGCTTTGGCTTCTGGTGTTCCATCAGAACAGCGGCGAGGGAGTGATGGAGCGGCCACGCGATTGCCGGGCGCTCAGTTCCTGCACGCGCCGATTCCAGAGCGTGATGCCGGCCTGCACCGTCTCCAAATCGGCTCGCTTCATGCGCCGGGCGCCGATCGTGTACTCCTGCCCGTTCAGGATCGCCGTCTCGGCCGCTAGGTAGGCGTCGAGCTGCGTCTGTGCAGTTGCTAGCGAAATTCCTGCCATGGCATCAGACTAGCTAGCCCGAGTCACCGCTTCCAACCAGCAAGGGACAGGCCCCCGCCAACTGACTGGCCGGACTGTCCCTGCGCTTCCAGTTGATCCCACATCGTCGCCCGGTTGTAGCGGCGGGCAACCAGCTGCAGCGCCGCATAGGCCATCCTGGTGCAGTCGCCGGCCTCATCGCGGGAGCCGTTGGGGAGTACCCAGCTGTAGGTGGTCTGGCCGTTGTGCCGTTTGGGCATGCGTTTCCACGGGAACAGCTCCGCCAGGAACTGATCAGTCGAGGCCTCACCAAAATGCAAATAGCCGGGGCCTGGTTGTTCGTTGCGCAGCCGGCCCTGCAGGTGATTGATGCTGGCGTCGTAGCCGATGCCATAGAGCAGCACGCCCTTTTTCACGATGCTGTGGTTCTTGCGGTTGACATCCACGGCCACACCTTTCCCGAGCAGCGGCTTGCCCTTCTGAGGCGCCCCTTTCATCGGCACCCAGTTGGCAGTGCGGCCCCGGCACCAGTCGCGCACCTCATGAGTGGCATAGCCGCCGTCGTCAATGCCGCCCATCGCCAGCCGCATCTCCGCGCCATCGGCCCTGACCCACTTGGTTTTGGCGATCTGATCCAGCTGCGCCAGCGTCTCGGGCTGCTGCGGGTCGCCATCGATCTCCCAGTGGCCCAGGTGCCAGCCCTCTTCACCACGGCCCCAGCCCCATACCGTCACCACCAACCGCTCGTCTGAGGTGCCGCCGCCGCCCTGCACGTCAACGCCAGCGGTGATCAGCAGCACGCCATCTGGCACCGTGCCAGCCGGGTAGCCGTTGCCGGCGGTTTCGTTGCGCCTGCGCTCGGCTAGGCCGTCGCCGGTCAATTTGCCGCTCAGCGTGTCCTCCCATGGCTCGCCTAACACCGTGTTGTGATAGGTCTGCATTGCATCAGGGTCGCCCTTGCGCATTGCCTCCAGGGCCTCGGCGTGCTCGCGCACCAGCACGGGCCAGCTCGCCGCTGGGGAATAGCTGTAGGCGGCCCAGATGTGGAAGCTCACCAGGCCCGGCTGCTGGCTAACAGCCGTGGGGCGCCACTCGCCGCGCTCCACCATCCACCGTTTTTTGCTGTGGGGGATCGGCTCGGCGCAGTTTTCACACCCGTAGTGGCCGGCGTGCTCGCCCTCGCGAATCATCTGCTCCCAGCGCAACACCTGCATCACCTGGCAGAACGGACACGGCACGAAATAGCGCCGTTGGTCGCCCCTCAGGAACCATTCCTCGGTTTTGCCACCCTTAAAAATTGGAGTGCCGCCTAGGCCGATCTTGCGATCCCAGTAATAATCGGCCCTGTTGCGGCCTAACTTGATCGGATCGCCTTCATCGAGCTTGGGGTAGGCGTCCACCTCATCAAACAGCACAACCTTGCGGCTTTTGCGTCGGAAACTGCGACCGCTGGCAGCGTTCACAATGTCAACCAAGCCGCCGTTGCTCAGCTGCTTTAACAGAATCGTGTTGCTGACTGTATTGCGAGCTTTGCTTTCGGAGATTAGGCCACGCAGGCAGGGCGTATTTTGAAACAAGTCCTTAATTTCTTCTTTGCTATAGCCCTCTGCGTCTTCTTTGACCGGCTGCACAATCATCACGGGGCATGGATCCTGATGGCTGAACAGCTGAATCACCACGCCCAACATCTTTGTCCAGCCAATTCGAGCGCTCTTCATAATCGCCACCGTCTCCACAGCTGGGTCGGTGAAGGCGTCGAGGATCTCGCGCTGATAGGGGAGCGTGTTCCACCGCCCCTTCTCAGCAGCGTTGCCGGTCATCACCGCAAACTCGTCGGCGTACTCGCTCAGCCGCAACCGTGGCGGCGGCTTGAGGCCGGCCAGGATCTGCCTGGTGAGTTCGGCCGGATCGGCGGTGATCATGCTGCGCAGCCTGAGCTGAACAGGTCAATTTGCTTACCACCGATGCAAGCCGGCGACAGCCACAGCCGCTCCCTGCGACCGTTCAGGCTGTTCGTGCTGTAGCCAGCCCCTCCGCCCGCCTTGCCCTCGGCGACGCTCCACCCGTAGGGCAGCAGAGCATCGTGCTCGGTGTCGTAGCCGCAGAGGATCACGCGCAGCTCACGCGGAGCGGTCAGGCACCAATCCCGCACGGCCAGGGCCACGCCCTCGGATGATTCGGCATAGAGATCGCCGGAGGTGGCGTAGGGCGGGTCCAGGAAGATCGCCCGCGTGCCATCGCCGCCGGTGCCGCTGCGGATGACGGATGGCTTGACCACCCGCTCCCATGATCCGCAGGTGATGCGCACGCGGCGGAGGCGATCAGCAAGCTGCCCCATGTAGGCCTCAAGCTGGCCCCGCCCCGCATCCCCGAGGTGCGGCAGCTCGCGGTTGACGCCCTGCCCCGCATTCCCGAGGTGCGGCAGCTCGCGGTTGACGCCCTGCCCCGCATCCCCGAGGTGCGGCAGCTCGCGGTTGACGCCCCGCCCCGCATTCCCGAGGTGCGGCAGCTCGCGGTTGACGCCCTGCCCCGCATCCCCGAGGTGCGGCAGCTTGCGGTTGACGCCCCGCCCCGCATCCCCGAGGTGCGGCAGCTTGCGGAGATGGCCATCCACCACCCGCCATGGACCAGACCCAAACGGGTCGCCGATGCCGCAGGCCACCACATACAACCACCACCCGGCCGCCTTGGCGTCGTGCGCCTCAGGATCGCCTTCCATCCACGCCACCAAGTCGGGTGTGCGGCGCTGCTGCAGCCAGGCCAGCCGGGCGTGATAGTCAATTTCAGTTACTGGCCCCCATGCGTGCCGGGCCACCTCGGCTGGGCTGAGCTGAATGGCGCGCCAGGTGTTGACCAGCCAGCCATCGGCATCGTTCAGCGTTTCCACCCGGCGGCCCTTGAATGGCGGCCTGGCCAGCAGCACGGCGGCCGATCCGGCGAACGGCTCGACATAGCCGGACGGGTCGCCAAGGGCTTCCCAGATGCGCGGCGCGGCGCGGCGTTTGCCGCCGAAATAGGGGAAAGGCGCGGCCAGCGTCATGCCGTCAGGTCTCCAGCCGCCAGCTCTTCCAGTGCCTCGCGGATCAGCAGCGTCAGCAGCTCCACCTCTTCCAGCTCCAGATGCGGGATCCTTTGTTTCGCCGCGCTGGGCACCCCTAGCAATCGCGATCGGGTGATATTCACAGCGCTGCCCCAGGCCTGTTCTGCATCCTCGCGGCGAAGCAGCTGGCCTTCCTGCGTCTTGCGTTGCAGCTCTAAGAGGTTGGCCTTCTCGTATTCGCTGCGGGCGCGGCTGACCGTGTAATCGGGCAAATCTTCGGGCGCGTCGCTGGGCAGTTGCGCGGGGTGGCGCCGGGGTGGCGCCGGGGTGGCCTTATCCGATGGCTCGCTGCGCTTGGCAGCCGGCTGCGACGCCGCGACTTGATCAGGCGCCACCCGCGCAAGGTACTCGCTGACCAACAGGTCGCTGTCTACCAGCAGCGGCTTTTCTCGGACAATGCATCGACTGCCCCGCAGTGCGCCTTTTTCGCAAAGCTTTTCAAGGTTTTGCCTGGTGCATTTACGCCGGGTTTGGCCCACGATCAGATCGGCGCCCGCTTTGCTGTTGATCGGAGTTGCCATTGCAACCACTCTAGCCAGGCAGCCGCAACCGGTTGCAAGGGTTGCGGCTGCCGATGCTGAGGCAATCAGGCCAGAGCCAGCGCAAGCTGCTGTGGCGGCGGCGGGCAAGTCGCGCAATGAATGCGCCGCATCCGCAGCTCATCAAAGAACGGCTGAGCTTGATACCACTCGCTCATCTCCCTAGCGCGTTTGCTGCTATTGCAAGATGCGCAAGCTGGCACGATATTGTAAATTGCGTGAGCGCCCCGGGCGGCTATAGGCTTTACGTGCTCGATCTCCATGTCACCGCCGGAACCACAATAAGCGCAACAATCGCCAAACTCGGCAAACCGCTTTCTAATTGCCGCTACAGAGACTTTATCCACAGTTTGCAGCTTGCGCATTTGCGCTTTTCTGCGTTTTGACTTTTCTCGATTGTACAGCCTGGCAGCCGGGCAAATTTGATACTTGAGCCACTGCTTATCTTTATAGTGTTTTCGGCAATACGCCGTTCTCTCTTTTGGATTTTCGCGCCAATAGTTTTGCTGCTGTATATACACTAGCTTGGCCACGCTCGGGGTGGACTCGGCTTTTTTGATGGCTGCCATTAACGGAGCTAGCTCCCTTATGACGCTTTGTGGCTTGGCTCCATCGGTGCGGATAGGTGCAGTGCCCCTGGCGGTCAGCCCTTGCTTGCGCAGCTCCTCCTTTCGTCTAATTTTATACTTGGCCCTATTCTTTTTCCTTTGCTGCGAAACTCGATCACACTCTAAGCACCTGCGCTGATAGCGTAAAGATAGGTCTAACCCCTGCCACTTATGCCCTCTAGCGCAAAGAGTGCTTAGAGTAAAGTGTTCTTCAAAGCCCATGGCGGCATTGTCGATAAACGGAATTAGCCAATGCCGCCGTCGCCCTGGCTTCCTTTCGCAACCCACGCATTCACCGTGCAGGGCTGGTTGAGAAAGGTTGATCCTGCGCAAGCTTTGCCCACTCCCTGGCCATTCGTGGCCAGGGAGTGGGCAAAGCTTGCGCAGCCAAAAGCAATTTTCGTCGAATGCGTAAATTAGTTCCATCGACCTGTGTCCGCAGGTTGATCAGGGTCGGGAGTCTCACCTCGCCGGCCCATCCAATTATACGGAACCCTAAGACGCAACCTTATCGAGAGCCGTTCTCAAGAGAAAGCGCGGGCTGCGAGTGCACCCACGGCTTAGGGCCCTGGAAGGACCCGGAACGATTCTCATTCTCATCCTGCCCGCTCGACGCATGCCCTGCCTGCCCTGCGTGCGAATGATTCTCGATCTCATCTTGCCGTCGCCAGTGCCTCGGCCATGCGTCGGTTCATCAGGCCAGCCCAACTGGCGTTCACCGATTCGCGGGCGATGCGCTCGATGGGCCAGCGGCGGGGGATGTTGGGCAGGTTGTTGAAACGCAGGATTGAACGCACCTCTTTCTGTTTCCGGCCCCTGCGTTCGTAGATGCCGGGGCCAAGCTTCCCTCGTCGATCCTTGATGGTGAAGTAGGCGGCGCCGCCTTTGAGCGCCTTGATGGCCTGAGCCTTGCTGATGTTGCCGGTAGCGTTGCTGATAGTGGCGTCGCGGCCAGGACGCCATGCGGGGGCAATGCCGAGGCGGCGCTCAGATGGACGCTGAGGGCGAATTCCGCCCTGAATAGACGGCAGCAAATAGCTGCGCTGGATAGGCCTAAGGTCTAGCTCTACGGTGAGATCGGTCTTGCTACTGTATCGCGAGACGTAATAACCTCGCTGCGTAAATCTTGTAGGGCGATCGAAATATTTACCCGTTGAATTATTAAGATCGGCGGCGGCTTGCTTGGCTACATCGTTGAGCGCTCGGCTGGCAGCAAATGGAATCTGGCCATGGACGTATGCGACCCAGGCCAGGGCCTGATCTATGCCGCTGCTGTCAACGCCCATGGTCGTGACTGCCATCCTGATCCCCTGCTGCTGGACTCAGTCTGCCGCAGCGCTTACTGCATGGTCCTGATTTCGATCTGACAGCCCTCTAGCTCGGTATCGGGGCGGCCGGGCGTGCAGTATTCCTTTGACGCCGACATGAACGCCACCTGGCTGTCGTCGGCGAACAGCACGCCGCTTAGTCCGTCCAGGGTGGAGCGGCAGAGCTTGTCCAGGTCAGGCCTGGTGATGTGGCGAATGGGTGCCGAGGGTTTGAGCTGGCCCTTGGCGTTGCGGTGGCCCTTGGGCCTAGTGAAACGGAACGTCAGACGCAGGTAGATCGGGGCGCTGGTGATAGCCAGGCCCGTGGCTAGCGCTTCCTGCCTGACCGCCTCGCGCCACGGCCTGACCTTGGCGCTGCTCTCTACCATGCGGCCACCGCCAACGTGGCGCTTGCTGCCTTGTGGCGCTGGGGTAATGCCGCAGATGTTAAACATCATGGGCATGGGCTATATTCTTGCGCCAGGAACTGCGCCGCATCAGCTAACGTGAGCGGGCGCCCCGCCAGCTGCTCATGCGCCGTCAGCTCGGCTGCAAGCTGTAGCAAAACCTCCTGCGCAACGCGCTGCGGCCAGTCATTCCCGACCTCACCATTCTCCAGCAGCTCCAGGATCGCGGCGGTTAAGCGACCCTCTAGTGTGGCAAGGTCAACGGGCAGCGTGTTGCCGTCGTTCGCCCAGGGGTCAGCGATCATGACTGTGGCCCCCTGATTGTCCAGAACGGAGCGCCCGTGGTGGCGGTGGCGCTGCCGTCAGCTTCGGCCAGTTTCTTGGCGGCCTTGAGCTGCTGCTCTAGGGTTCTGACCGGAGCGGGGTATGCCCAACTCCGTCGCCCTTCGCTATACGAAAACGCCCAGTCATTGTGGCTGAAGCCACCTGGGTCAATTTGGCCGGCTGCTACTCGCCGGTCTAATTCTTCAAGCAAGGCTTGAAGGTTGCCATCGATAGACTTTTGTTCAGCTTTAATGCTGACAATGGCATCTAGCAGCCCATTGCTAGATGCAAAGACGGGGTGAGATACGCCGCTCATTTGATTGCCACGTGAACCAGGGTGGCGAAGATCGCCGTAAAGAACATAAACAGCATCCACTCGCCAGCCTGGCTTTTGCTGCGGCGTGCCTGGGGCGGGATGGCTGCGCTGTGGTCGCGGCGCCAGGGAGGCACGGAGGATTGGTAAACGGTCATGGGGAGATGTGGGTTGGAGTCTAGATGCTGAGCCGCTGCAAGGATAGGGCAGATCAGCTCGGATAACTGAGGCGGTCGTTACGGTTCGTTACGTGGCCCTGGCTCGGGAGGGGGAGGCAGTGCCAGCTAAGGGTTAGGCCTGGGCCAGCGCAGCGGAGACCGCTGGGGGGATCACAGGCTCAATGGGCTGGTCGCCGTTGATGATGTAAGCCTGCTGCAGCACCTGGTAGCCCTCCTGTGTCAGGCACCAGCCGGGGCGCCACAGTTGCGCGGTCTTGGCGATCCAGCCCTGACCGCGCAGCCAGGTGACGTTATTGCGAACGGTCGATGGCATCCACATATCACCCAAAGCTGTGCACAGATCATTGGTGTGGCAAGACTCGCCGCGATGGTGGTAACGAAAGTCGATATAACGAATAATCTCCCTCTTCAATGGTGATAGGTAATCCCAGTTGATCCAATGTGGCCCGACAGGTGGCAGGCTGCGGCGCCTGGGAGCGGCGACGTGGCGCAATGGCGCGGCGGGCTGCTGGAGCTGTTCGAGAAACCAGCCATCCATCCAAACGGCGAACTGCGGGGATAGCCAGCGGGCCAGATCCACGGCGAGGCGTGGGTGAACCCAGGTGCCGCGGAGATGGTTGGGGCCGCTGGTGGTGGTGCGGACCAACTCGGTGGTGGGAAGGCCCAGGGAATCGCTCAGGGCTTGGATGTATTCGGTGGTGCGGTCAAGACGCTGGTAGTCGGCATAGAGCTTGCCGTTGGCCTGGCACATGGCCGTGGCATCGGCATAGCCGTCGCCATCGCGGCGGCTGATGGGTGCGTCGTTCCACGTGCGGACGACGAGGCCTGAGGCGTTCATGGTTGTTTCTGCTGTAGGTCGCCGGGCATCGCTGCCTGACATCTGCAGCATAAGCACATCGGTCCCATGGCTGTCAACAGCAAGGGGTCTATGGGATTTCCCATAGACCCCTTGCCTGGAATGAAACCGGGCCTCCGATACGGTTTCAGGCCGCCGCCTACGCAACAGCGGCCACCGCGTCCAGCCTTACGGGTAGGACCGACCCGGCCATGGTCTCAGGCTAGGGCAATGCCAGGCTCAGGCCTGGGGTGATGCGGGTTCTGAGCCCGCCAGGTAGCCCAGGCCGTAGCCCAGGCCAGGCGGCATTCCGCGACGCTGTAGAGCGGGGAGAACGTCGTAGAGCCGGGCCTAGCCCAGATGGTCTGGCCGTAGTCGTACCAGTTGTTGTGCGTGCTCTCCAGGGCCTGGTAGCCGCCGAGCTGGGCAGCTGTGGAGTAGGTGGCGCCGTTCTCGCCCAACGATTTCAGGTCCGCCAACACCCTGGCCGGACCAGTGGCCCATGCGGGCCGATCTGGCGAGGGGGGCAGGGACGGATCCAGGTAGGCCACATCGAACGTGCCGGCCACCTGGCGGCGAGTGCAGCAGGTGGGGCGCTCGCTGGCGATCACCTCGACCTGAGCCCAGCGTTCGTGGGTGATCAACGGCTGGATCCAGTCGGCGTAGGGGCCGGCGCAGATCTCTGCCATTTCGTAGATGTCGGCCCCATCGTTGCCGTGTCGGCCGAGCCGCAGAAACACCTCCAGCCCTAGGTGACAGCTGTTCCCGCGAGGCTCCCAGGTTGCGCGGGTGGCCTCGATCCTGGCCATGGCGAACTCGCTCTTCAGCACTGACAGGACGCCGGTGACGCTGACCGGGAACTCCAGATCGCCCAGCCAATACCGGTGTTCAGGGTCGCGGCGGTGAAGGCCGGGGATGGGGGGGAGCCAGGGGGTGGAGGTGGTCATCGGGGTCAAGAGGCTGAGGGGGGGGGGTACTAAGTAGGGGCGGGAATCGGGAATTTTTCGGCCAAACGGCAGTAGTGGCGGGCGATCTCAGCTATCAGAGAGCGGGAAAATTTGTGGGAATTCGGAGGCCCATCGGGAAAACAGGCGGGAATGCCGGGAAGGCGTCGGTGAAGGCTCGATTCCAAGGGGCGAAAAATCCCGATCAATTCCCGCATTTTCCCGCTGTTTTCCTGATTTCCATTTCCCCAGATCCACTGCACCGCAAGGCATTACAAAGAATAATTCCTGATTCCTTCTCTCTTTAGGGGGAGAGAGAGGTGTGCTGGTTGCTGTGGCGGTTAGCGCCATGGGGTTGGCGGTTGCAGTGGCGGTTAGCGCCATGGGTTGGGGGTGCCCTGGCTGATCAGGTTGAGGGCCCTTCTGCCGGCTGGCGTGAGCTTCCAGGCGGTCCCGGCCTTGCTGACCAGGCCCCGTTTGCGCAGCCAGGTGAGGTTGTTTCTGATGGTCGATTCGTTGCTGTTTAGTTCGGTGATGATCAGGTTCGTTGCGGTCGAGATCTTGCGCTCGGTGCGCACCTCAATGCAGTCGAGGATTGCGCCGCGGGCGTTGCCGGTGACCTCGCCGCGCGTTACCTCAAAGCCGTCCTCGGAGAGGCGATAGCAAAACTCGCGAGACGGGGAGCCTCTGAGCTTGTGAACGCTCCATTCGTTGCCGGGCCCCCGGTCGGTGACCACACGGGTGAGCTGATGCACGGCGCTGGGGATCTGGTTGATGTTCTGGCTGCCTGCTGCGGCCTGCAGCCCCTTGCCAGCGGCCTTGCCGCCTGCTGGGTGGTGAAGCCATAGCAGCGAGCAATGGCGGCCTACCAGGGCCTGCATGAACCGCATCAGGGTGCCTACCGGGCCGATGCCGAAGTTGACGCCTGCCAGTTCGAGCACCGCCTTTAGGCTGTCGATCACCACTAGCGCGTAGTCGCCCTGTTCGAGTTCGTCGCGCAGCTCCAGGAGGCCCCGGGGTGAACAACTCCACGCGGGGGTGCCCTCGGAGCCCTCAGCTGTCCAGATGGTGAACCCGGCGATCACCTCGGGGTCAGTAGCGACTCCGAGATCCTCGAGGTACTCGCGCACCATTGCCCTGGCGCCTTCGCCGCCGTCGCTGCCAATCCAGAGAATTCTGCCGCTGCGATCAGGGGTGATCTGCTGATCAAGAAATGGCCGGCCCTTGATGATCGAGACGCCCATGGCGGCGGCGGCCATGGTCTTGCCGGTGCCGCCAGCGCCAAATAGCACATGATCGCGGCGCCACAGCAGGAACCCAGGTAGCAGATCCTCAGCAGGCGAATCGAGGGGATCGGCAATTGAGCGGCCACGGCGCGCGCCACTGTGCCCTACCTGCAGTGGGAGGCCCCAGCGGGCGGCCAGCGCGTACATCATGCGATCGTCGATGGCGTCGCCGCGCACGCCCAGGTTCCACAAGTCCGCGCGGGTCGCCTGCTGCTTTGCCCAGGGATCGGAGGGGTCTAGGTGCAGGTCGAGCAGGTGGTCTAGGAGCCGCTGAATCTGTTCATCTCGGGGCAGCTCTTCTGGCTGATCGCTGCTGGCGTTGGGCGTTGCGGCCGCGCCCTGCGGCTGTGGCGGGGTGGGCTGGCTGGGCTTGGGCTGGCCTGGGCCACTGCCGCGTGAGCTGCCGCTGCCAGGGGGGCGCCAGCCGTGCTGCCTGGCATGCCACCAGAACGTCTCGGCGGCGATCCGCTGGCCGCCAGACCTGGCCACCTGCGGGATGTCCCAGTTGCAGGCTTTGCTGGGGCTGTGGGCCTCCATCAAGCCGATAGCCACCTCCGGGGCGTGGCCAGCCTCTGCGCATGCCTGGATCAGGCCCCAGAGGATGTTCCGGTAGTTGCCGTAGGTTTCGTCACCACCACCAACACGGCGGGGGATGTAGCTGAGAGCGTCGCGGATCTGCTCCAGCGGCCTAGGGGGGAATTCCTGCAGCCGTGGCGCGATCGGCGCGATGGGGATCCCAGGGGCCAGTGCGGGCTGGGCCAATTCCAGCTCCAGAACCTGGCTCTGCTCACCTGCGGCAAGCGCGGCTTCGAACTCGGCGAGGGTGTAGCGGTTGCCGGTCTCATGGATGATCGTGGCCTGGCCCGTGGGTTGGCCGGACACCTTGTCGTGGTAGATGCCGCCTGGCAGACGCATCAGGCGGGAGGGGTTGGAGCACTGGGGATCAGATTTGCAATAGGCAATCAGGCGGGCGGTGATGGCGCGCCAGGTGGCCGGGTCGATGGCCGAATCGAGCGCCCAGTAGACGTGGACTGATTTCCCGCCGGTGAGCACCATCACAGTGGGTTCCGGTAGCCCCAGCGTTCGCCAGGCAATCAGCTGATCGGCGATTGAGATCTTGTCCCACTCGGCAAAGAAGGCTTTGCAGCCGATGATGTCCTCGTCGTGGACGCAGCCGGTGGGCAGGCCCTCGCGGTTGATGCCTGTAGCGATGAGAGCAGTGCCGGTGATGAAGTAAACGGACGCGCCATCGGCGCAGTCGGCGATCAGCTCCGCCAGGTCAAGGCCGTGCTGATCAGGTGCCCAACCCTTACGGCTTGGGTCCCGGCGGCGGCGGTTGGCGCCACGGTTGGGGGCAATGGAGCGCAGCCAGACCGTGGCCGGGTCAAGGCCCAGCAGCAGCAGGAACCGCAACGCGGCGTTGCCGTCTACTGCTGGTGGGGTGATGGGCTCAGCCATCATTTCGCCTGCTGCTGCTCAGGGTCGAGAGTTTGAGTTGCGGGATCTGCCTGCATGGCCTGCTCCAGGGCCAGCTGCAGCAACGTGGTGATGGGGATTCCCCGGAGCAGTCGCTGACGCTCAAGCCACTCCCGCTGGGCGGTGGTGGGGCGGAATGTGACGGTGGGGCGGGCCATTGCTGGGTTCGGGGTTCCGAGCCAATGTACTCGGATGCGAGTCGGATCTGCTACTCTGAGCAGATCGGGGCAGTGCAGCGTTGCTTCAACCACCCCGTCTTCCCCGCCTCCAGCCAATCACCCCCCCCCAGCCCCCAGTGACCACCACCACCCCATCCATG